GTTGGTTGAATATCGTAGACCTGGTTTTTTTGGCTACTAATTACCATGCGCAATTACTATGGAAAAATAGGATTATTCACTTTGATAAAATAAAGGTAACAGGATTCCCCATATTTCCGATTATACATAGCGCATACAAGGAAAATATTGTGGTATTCCCACATAGACTGGATGATGAAAAAAATCCTGAGGAATTTACCGAATTTTCAAAATTATGCAATACCGAGGAGTTTGACTTCTTAAGAACCAAGGATTTAGTTAATACTAAGGAGGGGTATTTTTCCATTTTGGAAACAAGTACCTTTGCATTCTCCTCAGCATATCAGGAGACCTGGGGTATTGCCATGCAGGAAGCAGTATTATGCGGTTGTATCCCAATTGTGCCTAATCGGTTATCGTATTCTGAAATGTATTTGGCTGAATTTAAGTATAACTCATTGGATGAGGCGGTGGAAATGTTTCACAGTCATTGTGCATCACCTCCTATAATTGCCTTGCGGAAACAAAAGGAAATGATAGAGGAAAAAGGCTGCAAAGCTATTCCTAATATATTCACATATATACAAACCTTAGATGGATAGTACATTTAATTACAAAATATTTGCGGATTGCGGTGCGCCTTCGCTGTACAACAAATTATCAAGAAAAACTGGAGATAGAGGAATAATGGGCTCCAGTTTCAAAAATAGGAAGTATGATTCATTTTCTTATACGGAAACCGCGGAATATGATGAGTATCGTACGGCGTATATTACCTTTTTGAAAAAACACAAACACCAAATAACCACATATTCTAATCTTGATGTTATCAATAATCCAGACCTAACTTATAGAAATCAATTAACGTTAGAAGCTCAGGGGCTAAATCCTATTCCAGTATTCCATATAGGGTCGAATTTGAAATGGCTTAGAAAACTATTAAGGAAATACGAGTACATTGCCTTAGGCGGGCTAGTACCTAATACTACCGCAGTATTAATACCATTATTGGATAGACTTTTTAAGGAGGAATTACTTGATAGTAATGGTTTACCAAAAGTAAAATTACATGGTTTTGCTTGCACTTCAATTCCACTAATGTTAAGGTACCCGTGGTATTCTGTTGATAGTGCAACCTGTAGGAAACTTGCAGGATATGGTAGTATAGTCATTCCTAATTTCACGCAAAAAAAATTAATCCCAGTCCAAATTTCATCAAGGGACACACCACTACGGTATAAATTTACCGAAGGTTTGCTAAATAGTTTCAATACATTGATGGAAAAACATGGTACTAATACATTTAATTTGAGTACCTTAGAAGCGGACAGAATGACATGGAATTATTTGATGTACTCTTTAATAATTCAAAAAAGTGTTCCTAATTGGCCTTGGAGCTTTTCCACCAGGAAACAAATTAATCCCACAAATGAACTAATGTGCTTTTACTTTGCAGGAGCATACCATTTGGAAAAGGAAGTTTTCTTATGGAATACTTTAAAAGACAAAGGAATTGATAACCTAAAAGGTAGACTGCAATCCTTTTTTTACCGAACATCTTTGGAAGCGACAATTAAACTTAAATATACCAAATGATAATAGATAGACTAAAATTAATAAAAGCACTGGAAACAGTGAAGCCCGGACTGGCTAGTAAAGAAATGATCGAACAAAGTACCTCATTTTGTTTCATTAAGGGAAATGTGGTGACTTATAATGATGAAATAAGTATCTCCTGTCCATTGTCAGGATTAGATATGGAAGGTGCTATATCTGCCTTTGAATTACATGCTTTCATATCTAAGGTCAAACTTACGGAGATTGACTTGGAAATTAAGGAAAATGAATTGATAATAAAGGCAGGAAAATCCAAAGCTGCATTGAAATTAAATGTTGATGTGGTGCTACCTATTGAGGAAATTGGAGTAATTAAAAAATGGAAAAAATTGCCTGACAATTTTTGTAGCGGATTAAATTTTTGTATGCCAGTATGCTCAAGGAATATGTCCAGACCGCTTTTTACTTGTGTCCACGTTAATGGAGATTCAGTGGAAGGTAGTGATAGCTTTCGCATCGCTAAGTATACACTAACATCCAAAACCGAAACAAAGCCATTCCTAATACCTGCAAATGTATGCAGCAAGGTGATAAAGATGTTTCCTTCACATATAGCTGAGGGGGAAGGATGGGTTCATTTCAAAACAGAGGATGGAGCTGTGTTGAGTTGTCGGATATTTGAGGAGAAATATCCCGAAGTTGTTGAGATATTGCACGTTAAAGGTACAGCAATAACATTTCCGGGAAATCTATTGTCTATTTTGGACAAGGCAAGTATATTTTCAAAGCGGGAACATATATTGGATGAAAGTATTACCATTATCATTGAATCACGGATGATTAAGGTAATATCAGCATCCGAGACAGGCAGATTCGAGGAAAAGGAGAGAATAGCATATACTGGAGAACCTATTACTTTCTCCATCCCTCCATATTTGTTAAAGGATATTTTGAAACAAACCTCACAAGGCATTATAAATGCAGAGCGTCTGCGATTTGAAGGAGATAATTGGGAGTATGTAACAATGGTTCAATAATTTTACTTATGAAAGAAGGATTTTTTTCAGCTAAGGAAACAAGCAGTGATTCCCGTCCCGATGGGAAGGTTTACTCCTGTGTATCCTGCGGCAGGTACAAGGGATGCTACACACCGAAAATGAAAGCCTCAGGGGAGTTCAATAAGGGAATTCTAAATATAGGAAGTTTCCCTACTCAAATAGAGGACAGACGGGGAAAACATTTCCAGAATAAGGAAGGTATACTGCTTGAAAAAACATACAAGAAATTGGGAATTGACCTCCATAAAGATTGCCTCAATATATATGCCGTGAATTGTATGGGTACGGATATTCCTTCCACTTATGAGCTGGATTGTTGCAGGAAAAGTATTCTCAAAATAATTGAGACCCATAAGCCTAAAATAATAATATTGTTAGGTGAAGAGGCGCTATACTCAGTAATAGGTAATAGGTGGAAATCGGATTTAGGGAAGGTCGAAAAGTGGAGAGGCTTTACAATACCTGATCAGGATTTTAAAGCATGGGTTTGTCCTACATTCGCAATTAAAACGATTATAGAGGCTAAATATGAGGTGTCTTCACTTATTTGGGAGCAGGATTTGAAAAAAGCCTTTGATTTGATTAATACTCCATTTCGATACTCTGAACCTCCTGTAATTGAATATTTAACGGAGGATAATCTTAAGGTACTCAATGCGATCAAAGATTGTGATATTGCCTTTGATTATGAGACCACGGGGTTAAAGCCGTATGCAAAAGGACACAAAATAGTTTGCGCTTCGGTAGCATACACTGAAAATAACGTGTACTCCTTTATGATGCCAACTACCAAAAATGGAATGAGGCCCTTTACAGACCTACTACTAAGACAATCTGTGGCTAAAATCGCCGCTAATATGAAATTTGAGGATACATGGTCTATTATTAAGCTGAGGACTAAAGTGGTTAAATGGCTATGGGATACTATGCAGGCTGCACATATTATTGATAATCGAAGCGGGGTAACGGGATTAAAATTTCAAACCTATGTTAATTTTGGGATTGTGGACTACGCCAGTGAGATTAGTCCGTATCTTAAGGCTAAGGATGATAAGGATGCGAATTCAATCAACCGAATAGAGGACCTGCTAGCAATACCAGGGGGAAAACACAAATTATTGCAATATGGTGCATATGATAGTATATATGAGTATCGCTTATCGGTTTTACAGCGAAAAATAATAAATACAATCCAACCTAAAGGCAGCAGGTTCGGTGCAAATGTAGTGGAAGCATATGAATTATTCCATAACGGTATTTTGGATTTGGCAAAGGCTGAACGTCAAGGACTAAGAGTAGATGAGAATTATACGATTGAGCAAAAACAAAAATTAACAGAAAATATAGAAAATGTAGAAAATGAATTATATAATTCCAAATTCTATAAGCATTGGCGACACGTTGCAAGGTGTACTATTAATTTGGATAGTCCAGTTATGTTAGGTTCTTATCTATATGGTACCTTAGGACTTACACCTAAGAAGTATACAAAGACAGGTAAGGGAAGCACCGATGAGCAGGCACTATCAATGTTGCATATACCTGAATTAGATATGCTCCTCAAACGAAGTAAGTTAATGAACCTTAGAGATACATTCTTAGAAGGGGTGTCGAGGGAACAAGTCAATGGACGACTTCATCCTTTTTTCAATCTACACTTAGCCCGAACCTACAGAAGCTCATCTAATAACCCTAACTTTCAAAATATCCCAAAACGAGATACTTTAGCCATGACTACCATACGGTCTGCCATTTACCCAAGGGTAGGGCATCAATTGTTGGAAATGGATTTTTCGGGTATTGAGGTGTGTATAGCAGCATGTTATCATCAGGACCCTAACATGGTCAAATATATCAAAGACCCTAATAGTGATATGCACGGGGATATGGCTAGGCAAATATTTATTATTGATAAGTGGGATAGAGGAAGGAGAGACCACTCATTGCTTAGAGGTGCAGCTAAAAATGGATTTGTATTTCCACAATTCTATGGAGATTATTACAAAAATAATGCGGAAAATATCTGCAATAATTGGGTAAACTTACCCTTGTCAAAATGGGATGTTTCAATGGGAATAAAATTAGATAACGGAATTACCATTGCAGAGCATCTAATTTCAAAAAAAATAAACTCCTACGATAAATTTGCTGAACATTTGAAAGGCATTGAGGCCGATTTTTGGAATAACAGGTTTCCCAGATATGCTGAATGGAAGGAGGAGCATTTTGCTACTTACTTGAAATATGGGTATATTCCCTTAAAGACAGGATTTGTTTGCAGCGGTGTAATGGGGAAAAATGATGTTTCAAACTACCCTGTACAAGGCTCTGCTTTCCATTGCCTTTTATGGACATTCTCAAAAATAACTGAGGAATTGGAAAAAAGAGATATGCAGTCAAAGGTAATAGGACAGATACACGATGCTGTGGTTTTCGATATTCACCCTCCTGAACTAAATGCAGTATATTACTTAATGCAACAAATTGTGGTCCATTTACTCCCAAAACATTATACGTGGATAAATGTCCCATTAGGTATTGATGCAGAGCTTTGTCCTATTGATGGAAATTGGGCGGAAAAAAAGAAATGGAAACCAGAAGTAGATGACCTGCCTTTTTAAAAAAACATTTTTTAAAATAATTGTTTAAAAATGTTTTTTATTCAGAAATTTTTTATAAATTTACAAAAAAAACAAATGAGCTTATACCAAAAACACCGACCGTCCTCATTGGATGAGGTTCGGGGAAATGAAATAATAATTGAGAGCATTGCTTCTATGCTTGCAAACCATAAGACTTGCCCCCATGCTTTCTTATTGCATGGAGCTACAGGCTGTGGGAAAACTACAATTGGCAGGGGGATTGTTCATGCTTTAGGAGTGCATGAGGTAGACTTCCAAGAGATAGATTCCGCTGACTTTCGGGGAATTGATACTATCCGAGAGATTCGCAAAAATTGCATGTTTAAACCGATGAAGGGAGCCTACAGGGTATATCTATTAGATGAGTGTCACCAAATGAGTAAGGACGCTCAAAATGCCCTTCTAAAAATATTAGAAGACACACCTCCTCATGTTTTTTTCATACTGTGTACTACGGACCCTGGCGGTCTAATCTCTACAATAAAAGGTAGGTGTTCATCATTTGAGGTCAAGCCACTTTCAGATGAGAACATGAAAAGCTTGCTTAAGGTAATTGCCCGAAAAGAAGGGTCGTCCTTAGATAAGGAAGTCATTGACCAAATAATACTTGATGCTCAGGGACACCCTCGAAATGCCATTCAAATATTAGAGCAGGTTCTTAACACTGAACCAGAGAATAGGTTAAAGGTAGCGAAACAAACAGCCGCCGAACAAAGTGAAAGTATTGAACTATGCAGAGCATTACTCTCCAATTCTAATTGGAAACAAATAGCTACGATACTTGATGGACTAAAACAACAAAATCCTGAGAGCATAAGGAGGCATGTATTAGGATATGCTCAGTCCGTTTTGCTGAAAGCAGATAATCCTAAGGCAGGTTTAGTTCTCGAATTATTCCTTGAACCAACTTATAACAGTGGATTTCCACAAATTGTATTCGCTTGTTATTCAATAATCAAAACAGAATAGTATGGCAAAAGCAATGGAATTAATGGTAGGGAGAAAATATAAATTATATACACCAAACAGCTATGGACGGTTAGTTATCATTCATATAGATTATATTTTACCAAGCATACAATATCCCGGCAATACTGAACATACATTGTTTATTTGTAGAGAATATTGGGCACCAAAAAAAAGATGGATGTATTATTCAATTCCTTATTTTATTTTAGCCATACACAATGATTGGGATAATTAAAAATTAACAAAATGGACGTACAGGACTTAAGATTCCGATACAAGTGTGAAACAGGATTAGCTGCAATTCCTGAACATACAATAACTATTGACACCAATGAATTAGGATTTACTGAGATTAAGGATTTGGAAAAATCAGTAGCTCAATCATGTAAATTTGATTTTGACCAAATCCCTTATCTATTATGGCTGGAGGAACGGATACTATCCTTAGATAATAGCATATCCTCATTAATACCTTTACAACGAAAAATAAGAATGTAATGATGGAAAAGGCAACAAATATCCATGTGGAACGGGCGAGAATAAAAATATCTCAAAAAGAATTGGCAGACGCAATGGACGTTACAACAAATCATATATGTAATTTAGAACTAGGAAAATCACTGCCTAAAATAGGTTTAGCTTTGAGATTGGCAAAATATTTCAATTGCGAAGTTAGTTATCTTTTAAAATTAAAGGAGGATTGATATGGATTATAAAGAGGATTGCAAGATAGATGAAAGTGCATTAGACGTAGAATGGCTAGCCCAAACGGAACTAGGGATTAAATACGGTGAGTATTGGGCTGAATGCAAAGATGCTCTTACAAGGGCAGAGGAGAAAATAAAATTGGTACGGGCTGAATTATGCAAGGAATGTTATGAGAAGAACGAAAAACCCACTGATAAAAAATTGGAAACGTATTTCCGCACCCATAAAAGGCACATTCAAGCCAAAGAGGAGTGGATGGATGCTAAATTCAAGGAAAATATAGCTGATATTGCAAAATGGCAAATTTCCAATACCCGAAAAGATGCGCTGGAAAATTTGGTCAGATTGCATGGGCAAAGCTATTTTGCTGGCCCTAATATGCCTAGAGACCTAATAGAGGAAGCTGAAAAAAAGAGGGAATTACAAATAAAAACCAATGCGGGTGTAGCCGGCAAATTGAAGAGGAGAATTAGAGATTAGTATTAACTTAAAAATTATTAAAATGGCAAAAAAACAAAGGGTATCGCCTTTCAGAGGAAAAGTCAATAATGATGCTAAGAGACAGAGTAGGAATAATTCAGGTTTTGGACATCTGAATTTGCCGAAAGGAGTAGTATTATATTCTCCAGTACCTGGACAAAAAGAGAGTATTGACATCATTCCTTACATTGTGTCCGACCCTAAGCATCCTGACGCTAATGCCGAAGCAGGCATTGCTGGAGTAGGGGATTTATGGTACAAGCGTCCTTACAAAACTCACAGGCAAGTAGGGGTGAACAACGAGACAGTGGTGTGTCTGGCCTCATTTGGTAAGAAATGTCCAATTTGTGAGTACAAAAAGCAAAGGACAAAAGAAGGTGCGGAAAAAGATGAGCTAAAAGGGTACAACACTTCCAATAGGAACTTGTATGTTATTATCCCAATAGGGGTGAAAAAAAGAGAGGAGGAGATACATATTTTCGATTTTTCACAATTCAATTTTCAGGACCTGCTAAATGAGGAATTAGAGGAGAATGAAGACAATGAAATTTTCCCCGACATTGAGGAAGGACTTACTTTAGCCGTGAGATGGGCAGAGGAAGTTTTTGAAAAAAATAAATACGCTAAAGCAGGAAGGATTGACTTCAACAAACGGAAGTCAGCCTACGATGAGAGTATTTTGGACGATGTACCGGATTTGGACAAGGTGCTAAAACAATTGACCTATGATGAACTTAGTGCTAAGTTCTTTGAAATGGAAGGTGTAGAGGACGTGGATGATGCTCCAAAAAGAAAGACAAAATCAAAGATAGTAGAAGAGGAGGAGGAGGAGGATGAAGCTCCTAAAAAAAGAGTAGGTAAAACTGTATCCACGAAAAATAAGGTTAAACTGAGTTGGGGAGATTTATCTGACATGGATGATACCGAATTATTAGAGGTAGCGGAATCATATGCCCTTGAAATTGATGAGGACGACTATTCCTCAACTTCGGAATTAGCAAAATTAATAGCGGATACTTTGGGGGTAACGATACCTAATCCAAAGAAAAGGCAGCAAATAGTCGAGATTGAGGAGGAAGAGGAAGAGGATGAAGCTCCTAAAAAAAGAGTAGGTAAACCCGCACGTAAAGTAGTAGAACCTGATGAGGAGGAGGAAGAAGACCTTACCTCTCCAAAAAAGAAGTCTTCAAAGACCAAAGGTAAAAAAGAAGAGGACGAGGAATGCCCAGAAGGAATGGAATTCGGAGTAGACACGGACACGGACACCGCTTGTGATGATTGTCCTTTATGGGGAGATTGTTCGGATAAAAAGGAGGGTAATTAATATGACATTATTCTCCCGAAAATCAACCACACGAGGTAAGGAGGTTAAATTTGTAGGGGTTCATTTTCCCCTACATCTTAATACCTACATCACCTTATATGCAATGACAATGGAGACCTCAAAATCAGCCATTATTTGCAATGAATTAGAGGCTTGGAATAAAGCTAATGAAAAAACAATGTCAATTGATGCAATGGTTGCTATATTGGTAAAAAAGGCCATTGGATTGTATGAATCAGGAAGGGTACATAATAGCGCGGCTTTAAGAAAATTTCTAATAGATATACGAAAGGAATTAATTATCAAAGGGATAGATACGGATGTGGTCACAAAAATAATAAAACAGATACAAAATGGAGCGGACTAAACAAGTATCCTTACATGCACAAATGAAACGGAAGGTTTCCGATGCGATTAAGACTCCCAATGGTAGATCGATCACTTCTGAGTTAATCCCAATGGGGTCTACTCTGCTTAATTTGGCAATGTCAGGGACAGTCCACGGTGGAGCCAAGAAGGGAACCATGATTAATATTATAGGTGCTAGTCATGGAGGGAAGTCTATCCTTGCATTGACTGCATTCGCCGAAGCGGCTTCCAGAAAAAGGTTTGATACCTACTCATTAATTTATGATGATGTTGAACGGGCAAATTCTTTTGACATGGAGTATATGTTTGGTGTTAATGCAGCTTCCAGGATAATCCCTCCTAGATTGGACAAAGATGACAATTATAGTTGCACTGTGCAACATTTACAGGCAAATGTAATGCACTGGCTTAGGAAGAAGGTACCTTTCATTTACGTATTGGACAGTTTTGATGCACTGGATGCCTTAGAAGACCAGAAAAAAGTAGAGGAAATGTCCGAAGCACTGGAAAAGGATAAAAAAGATATACCCGGAACGTACGGAATGGCTAAGGCAAAAGCAGCAAGTAGTATATTGAGAGGCATCACAAGTGGGATAGCAGACACAAATAGTGCCTTATTCATTATTTCACAAACCAGAGATAATGTGGACCCCAGAGATTTTCAAAAAACAACCCGCTCTGGAGGACGTGCATTAAAATTTTATGCTCATCATGAATTGTGGTTATCAGTTAATGGTAGCAGTATTAGGAAAAAGGATACCGTAATAGGAAATTCCATTAAGGTTAAAATTTCCAAAAATAAAATAACTGGAAAGCAAAGGGAGGTAAAATTTGATATATATTATGATTATGGGATAGATGACATTGGTAGCTGTATTGATTATCTTATTGAAATGAAACGTTGGTCGGGTGGGGGATCTGCTAAAATAAACCATAATGGGGATTTTACATTTGAGAGTTGCACACGTGCGAAAATGATAGCACAAATGGAGGATGAGCGGTTATACACAAAATTACAATCACTAGTCCAAGAGGAATGGGATTCCTTTGAGGAAAGCATACGGCTAAATCGTAAATCAAAATACACATAAAACCAAATAAAATGAGGATACTGATAAGATATATAATAGGGATATTAATAGGCATAATGGTTTCACAAGCAGGAAGATATAAATTACATATAGAAATGGTAATCGCATTGTTAGTAATGACAATGTTAATAGCTGCGGATGTGTACATTACAAATTCAAAAAATGGAAAGAACTAAGAATTCACCTAAGGCAAGTGAGCGGAAACGAATAATTTGTTTTGACCCTAGTTTGACCGCCTTTGGCTATGTAGTAATGCAGGGTAATCACCTAATTGCCAAAGGCTGTATTAAAACAGAGCCTAGTGGAAAAAAGCTAAGGATACGAAAGGGCGATGACCGTTGCCGTCGAATTACGGAAATAAATAGAGCATTATTACAAATTATTGAGGAGCATGATGTTTGTTATATCGTATCCGAACAACCTCACGGAAGCCAGTCCGCAGTTGCGGCTACTGCATTGGGTATAGTATTGGGTATTGTGCAGACGCTCGGAGACACCCTCAATATCGGAGTTGAGTGGTACAGTGAAGGAGATTCAAAAAAGAATGCCTTAGGCAAACAAACCGCAACAAAGATGGAAATGGTTAACAGAATGAATAAACTGTATAAGGTATCATGGTTTAATGTCCAATACAAAGATGAGGCAGTGGCGGATGCCTTAGCGATTCATTACTTAGCCAGAAATCAATCTAATATACTGAAAATGATGTTATTATGATAAGGCTTCTAAAAATAGAAAATTTTCAAAGCCATAAGGATACTATTATGGAATTTGATAAAGGCATGAATGTAATTGTCGGACAGTCGGACAGTGGGAAGACTGCAATTATTAGAGCTTTGAAATGGCTGATGACAAACCGTCCTTTAGGTGAGGAGTTCCAATCGAATTGGGGAGGTAAGACAGTTGTAAGCATTACCACTACGGAAGGACATCTTGTGTCTCGTAGACAAGCGGAGAACGGAACGGACAAAACGTATATAATTGATACCGCACCACTAAAGGCATTCGGCACCGAAGTTCCTGACGAAGTACTTTCCATATTAAATATGGATGAGACCAACCTTCAACAACAAATGGATAGTCCTTACTTATTAAATGATACTAGTGGAGCGGTCGCTGCACATTTCAATAGGATAGCAGGACTTGAAAAAATAGACCGAGGTTTGCAGAATATTCAAAAGGAAATTAAAGCAAAAACTTCGGGCATAACGTATGCTAAACAATCAATTGAAACAAAGGAAGCGGAATTACAAAGGTACTCTACATTAGCAAATTTTGAGGCGTATGTGATTAGAGTAGAGAGTATGGTTTTGCAAGAGGAGAAATTGAAAACCAAGATAAAAATATTAAAGGGAATGGAAGTACGAATAGAGGATATTACAAAAAAAACAAAAAGTATACTTGGTAAATTACGTAAGGAAGCCGCGATTAATTATATTTTGGAAAAATACAATAGAAAAAATGTATTGGTCGAAGAAAAGGAAGTATTGAACAATATTTCCATTAAGTATTTCCGAAAGCAAGAGGAAATAAAAAAGGCGGAAAAATCAATAATCGCAGAGGACAGCATAAATAAAATACTAATAGTATATCAAAACCGGGCAAAATCTTTGCAGGAATCAATTAAAATAGCAAAACTATATCAAAATATAGCAGATAATAAAATAATGCAGGCGACCAAAGAAAAACAGGTAAAGATATTAGAAGCGCAATTTAAAAGTGAATTCCCCGATATTTGTCCGTTGTGTAATTCAAAAATTAAATAATATGGAAGCCGTACAATTAATAAAGATTGCGAATAAATTTTTAGAATTAAATCCAAGTTTTGGATTAGCTGGTTCCCTGATGTTATATATTAGAGGAATTTCCTTAAATAGGCCTATTGGTGATATTGATATTGTTGGCAACGAGAATCTGATCAATTAAGATTTTTTCATATATGATACGAACTAAACATATACAACGTAAAAAAGTCGATGCAATATTGACAGGGGACTGGCATCTACAAGAAGGCGTTCCTCCTGTTTGTCGGCTTGACAATTTTGAGGAGACTCAATGGAGAAAAGTTCAATTTATTTCCGAACTTCAAAAGGAACACAATTGCCCTGTGGTTCATTCGGGAGATTTATTTGATTTTTGGAAACCTTCTCCTGAACTACTCACCAAAACCATGTTGCGACTTCCTGATTATTTTTACACTATATACGGCAACCATGATTTGCCGCAACACAATTTGGAATTAGCTGTAAAAAGCGGTGTGAATACCTTAGCAGCGGCGGGTAAATTATGTATTTTAGAAGGAATCCACTGGGGGCAATCGCCTGTCAAATTATTACATGACCAACTTTTCAGGAAACCTACATTGATTTGGCACATCATGACCTATCAAGGTAAAGAGCCGTGGCCGGGATGTACTGACCCAAAGGCGGCTTCATTACTAAGGAAATACCCTCAATTTGATTTAATCCTAACAGGAGACAATCATAAACCTTTTGTTGAGGAATTTGAAGGGAGATTATTGGTAAATCCTGGTTCTATATTCAGGACTACGGCAAGTCAACAAGATCACAAGCCTAGGGTATACTTATGGTATGCAGACACCAACACAGTAAGTCCTGTATACATCCCTATTGAATCCGATGTGATTAGTAGAGAACATATTGAACGGCAAGAGGAACGTAATAATAGAATAGATGCTTTCATAACAACATTAAACCAAGATTGGCAGACAGGTAATGGATTTGAGGAAAATTTGGCACGTTGGGCTAAAGTTAACGATATAAGGAAATCTGTTATGGATATTATATATCGAGTTATGGAGTAGTTTTGAAACATTAAAAAACTTGCGTATGGTACGGACGAAAAAAAGAGGAGAGTTATTAACACCTGCACGAAGGTTATTAATTAACCATGTTCTAATTTACTTTCCGCATTGGAGAGGTTGTATCAAATATCAAACCAACACTTTCTTAATAGCCAATTGCCATCCAGAGCAACGGAATAGATTGAAGCATATTTTGGAAGACGAAATCTTAAAAAATAAAATGATATGATTACGGAAAAGGAATTGCTTGCTAAGAAAAAAGAAATTGAGAGGACTAAGGTCGAGCTTTCGGAATTGAAAGGTGAGGAAAAGGCGCTACTAAAACAACTTAATGAGGATTGGGGTATTAATTCCTTAGCAGAGGCGAAAAATAAAATTATTACTTTTGAAAAAGAAATAAAACAACTCAGTGAGGAGATAGAGGAAAAGACACAGGAATTAGAGGAAACCTATTTAAGCGAAGAGGATGAGTAAAATAAATAAAGGACGTTCATTCACATTGATAAATGGACAAGGTGAGCCTTTGATCTGTAAAAAGACTGGGCGCAATGCTATGTGCAGATGTGGCAGTGGCAAGAAAAATAAAAATTGTTGCAATATCACTAACCAGTACTTTCTAAGTCCTACGGTAGCAATGAAAAAAAAGAAAGAGGAATTGGATGAAGCAAAAGAATATGATATTATCAAACAACTTTTAATGGAAAATGGAAACTACAATTCAGGAAATTCGGAATAAATTGGAACGCCTAAAAGGTCAGAAAAACCAATTACTATTAGATTTGGCTAGTTTACGTAAATTTGTGAAAGTGGAAACTAGGGAGTTGGAGAAGTACGAGCAAGCTAAGGAAATAATACGGGAAGTAGGCTTACGGACTCAGGAGCAACTCCAATTCCATATTTCCGACATTACCTCACTTGCGTTGCAAGCTGTATTCCCTAATCCTTACACATTGGAGTTGGAATTTGTCAACAGACGGAACAAAACGGAATGTGATATTTATTTTTCCCGTGAAGGAAATAGAATAGACCCACTCTCAGCAAGTGGAGGTGGCGCTGTTGACATTGCTTCGTTTGCGTTACGTATTGCTTCTTGGTCCTTACAAACTCCGCATTCGAGGAGCACGATAATACTTGATGAGCCTATGAGGTTTGTATCTGAAAGTCTCAGGGATAAAGCTTCGGCAATGATTAAGGAGGTTAGTGAAAAATTAGGGATTCAATTCATAATAATTACCCATGAACCAAAACTATCTGCTTATGCAGATAAGGTATTCGAGGTACAAAATAACAAAGGTATAAGCAAGGTCATATGAAATATCTAAGGAGGTACTGTAATAATACCTCCTCTTTTGTGTAAATAATCCTTGCTAATTTTTTAGCCTTATTTCCGTTATAATACCTTATATTATCGCCTACACATACCTCTACTTCCTTTATTATTGGAGCATTTTCAGAATGTCTTATGGTGATGCTTACCATACCTAGTTATTTAGTGCATTTTTTCTACGCCTTTTATGCCGCCGTACCATACAGGTAAATACGGAAATCACCATAAATAAGATTGCTATCTTAATTATGGTGAGGATCAACCCTGTTAAAATAGTCGTCCAATCCATTTTTCAATTGTGGAATTAGTTAATAATGTATATATTCCTAATAATATTAATGCTAATAGCCATTTATACTTGAAAAATACCTTAAAAATATCCGTAACATTTTCGGATGATGCCAAGCGGGTATCGTAAGATTCCATTTTATCTATAAGCGCTTGCAAGGTAACATTTACGATTTTAAAACCACTATCCATTTGCTCTATTGCGGATTTAATATCATGGTATAATTTAGTGTAATCCTCTATTGCGGATTTAATATCCTGATACAATTTAGTGTAATCCTCTTTACTCGGTTCATTTTCCATATTCTTTCCCCTCCTTTTCCTTTTATAACGTGTAATGAATTTCCAATGTAAATATTACCGCAGCCCCCATCTCATTCACTATCCTAACATTTGTACCGTTATCCTTAATAATCACATGGTCAGTTCCTGTTTGCAATGTTGTGAAGACATTTACCGATTTGTATATTTCAGTTAATGCCCCGGCCGCTGTAAACATGTAATTAGCGTACCCCTGCCCATCACCGAAAACAATGGACAAAATTCCCGCCCTGCCTGCGATAAGATCAAAATAACTTCCGACTGCTTCCGCTTCGTTTGAATCCGCCAAAGAAAACGAGGCAAAATGGTGGTTATTCAATATTGTGTAACCCGGCTCTATCATATCTTATATTTTATTTTCGATTAATACCCCTTCATTTAGATATGCCTCTAATATAGCCAAATCTGGCGCAGGGATAGCTATAAAATAAATTACTATTGTATACTTGCAATTATTTGTGTAAGGAGCGTATGTGCTCCTATATGAAGCTAACAAGGTGTCAATATCATTACCAGTGTACATGTACTTAACAATTAGCTCAGAAGGGATCGACACCCTTACCGTATTGTTTACATTTCCCGCACCCTTGTTGAATACCCAGCATTGGTTTGCCTTTATGGCCAATTCACTGCCGGACTTTGCCTCCTTTAATGATTGTTCACTAATATAAACCTCAAAATCAGGTGTGTTATATCCTTGGTCTGCAATAATATCCTTGTTAATTTTGATATTATCTGAACTCCTTCTTATCCCATTTGCATATTCCACCCCATTATCATAATAGTCATAATAGACACGCTCAAAGGTGCTACTGCTCTTAATTATTTGCAAAATGTACCCCTTCGTCTTATTAATTACATTTTTCATACCCCTATATTTTATATTTGCTTATCCGATTGGTATTATTGCCCGAATTATTGATTATACTTGCATTTCCCCCGTACATGTCGTCCGCGGTTGTAACTCCAATGTCGATAACACAATTCTCAACACCAGCATCCAATGTGATCGTCCCTAAGCATATTCCTGTTAGTTTTGTTGAATCGGCTGTACCTGATATTGAAATATTGCCTATATACTCACCATTGACTATTTGGTTATTTTCTGCACTGATTGTTAATGTATTTAATGTCCTAATTGCATTTAATATATTCCTTACAGTCCCTATTGTTATGGCATTAACAAATTCTATTGATGTTAATATTCGCTTGCCATTACTCATGCTTAATGTCAAGAATTTACCGTTTGTTATTATATCATTCTGGTTTTGGTTATTACCCGCTCTCAATGTCATTGCAGGAAGGTATATGTTCGTTCCATATGAAGGTCGCCCTTGATAAGCGTTGGATATATGGATATTTCCTGTTGCATATCCTTGGATATTAGATACTGACCCTGCAAAATATAAATATAAGAACAATCCATTAACTATTATATCTGAAACTATTACATTAACAGGTTCATACTTTGGAATTGTAAATACAGTGGTAGCACTACCCCCATTCACAATATTATTTGTGAATATAATATCACCAGCATATAAGAGATCTGCAAACATAACATCTACTGAATTGCTGGATACGTTGAATACGTTATTATTCATTTTGGTATTGAATCTAATACCAGTAAACAATACCCCTCCAGCTACTATAATATTTATCGTGCATTTTTCAAAATTAACGGTCGCTACATTTATGAGCGAAAGGAAGGCATAAGCATCACCAACGGTATATGTAAGTTCTACAAAATTTATGGTTATCCCTACTGAACAAATGAAATGGTATCCTGCTGTATCAATGGTATATAATGGGTTGGCTGCGGTAATAGTTGTACTTGCGGTGATACTCAAATTAGCAATCAATGTAACATTGGCTAGTAGGAGGATATTAATTTTCCCCGCTGCCAATGCGCTAGTCAATTCGCCTATTGTAGACACGGCAGCATCGAATGCTGAAATACCTCCTGTGCCTCCCCCAGAAGCAGATATAGCCCAATTTCCTACAATTTGCCCAGGGGTGTCTACTAATGCTCTTACGGTCTGTCCCGCCACTACTGCTTGCCCTCCTAGTGTCCCTCCTATAATAATCAACCATATATCTGCTTTCAAAATAGCCCCGGCAGTACCACTCCCGCCTGTTGATGGAAATACATTAACACTAGCATCATAATTTCCTCTATCATCCCATAACCCTACTACGCTATCAAGCACAAATTTTCTGTTAGCTACTTGATAGTCTGTTGTCGGGGCACTGGAGGGGGTTATGGGAAATGATGAAAATGTTTTTATGCCGTCAATTGTCTGCGCAATATGATTGATCCCCAGTATATATAGCGCACCATTTGAATATTGGTATATATCTGAATATGGTGTCGTAGGATAGGTGACAAATTGGCTTTCTTTTAGGGCTGAGTACCCCCAGGTAACGGAGTCTATCGCAACATAGATCCTAAATGTGTCATTGGAAACATAAGTGTCTCCAGTATTATTTATGGTAGGGCGCATGTTATCTGGGCCCACCCCTCTATTAGCCATTATAGAAGCAACATAGCTCTGACTGTATCCGAGAATAATGTACGAGCCATCGCTATTGATTTTAATAGGGTTTCCATCCAAATCAAAACCGTATCCTAGACAATCCGTAGGCGGTACATTGAATGTGCTGCCTCTCTTTATATTTACCTGTCCCATTTACTTGATATTTATTGTTCCACTACAATCAACACTGCCTTCCACTGTCAAATAATAGCTATTATAAGCATAATTATTTGGGATGTTCAGGACTTCTTCCGCCTCTATTAACTCTTTAATCCCGCCAACGATAAAACCATTTAAAGTAACTCCTACCCCCTGAAAAACCCCCGCTCCGTATTTTTTCATGACACCGTTATCAACCTGAAAAAAATAGGTTTTGTCACTCGGATAGTAGAATGCACGGTCTATCCAATTGGCGTCTCCCTCAACTAAGGACAAGATTTGAGCTTCCGTTCCGTATATATATTTTACAAGTCCTGCCATGTTAGATCCTGCCCTAAGATATTGGTAATCTGGTTATTGCTTTCGTTAATAGTGTATGTGTTCTTATTGATGTTATATATCTCTTGTTTATTTGCAAAATTAATACTTTTTAGCGAACTGAGCAAACTCTTAGGGAGCACATCCCCAAATTTTATAGTGTACTTGTAAGGATTGGTTATCCCTTGAACTAATTCCTTTACCTCATACAGATTATCTATGGCAAATGTTGCACTAACTATCCTGATGAAGTCTCCCAGAAATATTGCCATACTATTTGCTCTGATATAATACTCGTCTATTGTTCCTTCATATACCTCAATATTCGATGAGTTTGAATCAAGGTATGCCTGAGTAGCGTCTTTCAAACGAGATTCGGCATCCGTCAGGTAACTCTGCGGCATGATAATATCAAATAGCTTGTATTGATCCCCTATATTTGCCTTAATTACTGAATTAGGGTATTGCCCGCTTTCATCCGAATAGTAATCCATTGTTACCGTCTTAGTCGAAAATACAAATGAAATATCAAAAGTAAGCCCTATCAAAGAGCCAGTAAGGAATGTTATCTTTGGTTTGATTCCTTGTATCTTTTGCGCCTCAATGTCAAATTCTATTGAAGTATCGGTGAATATCCGCAGATCCCCCGAATTAATCCCAGTTATACTTCCTGTTTTTTCAGGAGAAATGTCAAATTCTTGGACGGTTTCAATCCTTCCGAATAATGCAATATTTTTTTCAAGTTTTGATTCTCCGCCCACCCCTACAAAGGATAGCCTGTTTTCAGTCAATAATGAGCTATCGTATGTTATTTGTGGGGGTGTAGCAATACGAGGGGGTAGGTTTGAGGTTGCGCCATACCCATATACACAAGTTACCGTGTCCTGACTGTCTATCCTAATCCTTGTTAATTGTGTGAACCCCTTTAATTTGCCTACTTGCAATACATAAGAAGTGCTAGTGGTCTTTGTGGTAAAGTGTAATTTTTTACCCTCCAAATACCACGAAAAAAGCAATAGATTAGATAGCTCTGTTATGGCTTCTAAGGCATTCCAGTTATTGAAATTCACCGTTATCATCCCTGTTGGGGTATAGCTGCCTACTGAATACCCCGTTGAATTTCTGTTTAGGTTATCAACAATAAAACTCAAAAAAGTTTGAGCATTTCCAGTCAATGAAAATTTATAATCCTTATAGTACCCCGTTTGTTTAGGTGTAATAAGAAATATTTTTGTTTTCCTTAATTCGTGGATAGGGCCTTCAAATATACACTCATATTGGTAATTCTTAGGGCTTTCTGTTACCCTGGGCCGTTTGTTTAGTGTGTAGATAACTCCCGCTTTGGTGTGCTCTATATAGTCGCCTATCCTAATATCCGCTAATTCAATCAACGTGAAATTAATCCTGATAATATCCTCAGATTGCTTTTTTTGGGACAATTCAGAATTATCGGAAGGCTGCACCTCCAATAAGCGTATTTTATTGCGAAATATAGAAATATTCATAATGCTAAGGTATCGTCATTGTTACATTCACGGACATACTAAGCTTAAGGGAAGGAGTGTTAAAGTTATATATTTTCCTAATATATAATTGCGTTCCATTCAGTTGAGTCCCAATGGCAAAAATATCTACCGTTCCAGAAAAATTCTTAATTACTACCTCTACTTCGTAATTTCCAGCATAAACCATTTCTGCCGTAAAAAAGAACGGGGTGTTTTCTGCCGCAAATACCCCCCTGCACGATATTCCGTTCATGGATCTTCCTGAAGGAAGCACAGGGGAGAATACAACTTTTTGCCCAGTATTAATATCCGCTTCTGCTGTAACGGAGTACGCCATCGCCCCCATTAATGAGTTTCCTGATTGAGGGTCTACTCCAGTAGCATTGACCCTATACGTATTAGGGACGAAATTACCTACAAAAAAATCATTTTTTAGAGTAGCGTTCATTAAGACTTGATTAGCTGCCGTTAGCAACCCACTGCCTGTTTTCGCAGTAATTTCTCCATCCGTAGCCATTCGATTAATCCCCATAACCACAGTAGTCATAACACTATCGTAGAATGCCTTAGGAGTCATTGCTTGATAGTTATTTGCGTTGGACGAGATTACCGCATTGGTAAGGATTGTTTGCAAAAGCAACTTTTTTGCATCCGTAAAGCTTGTAGCGTCTACCGCCAAATATAGGGTTGCTAGTAACGCTTGAATTTGCCCCGAGGAGACTTCTCCATCTAAATCTTTTATTCGTGAATCTGCCATATTGGTTAGTTAGTTATTATTTTATTTGTTGTGCCACTAAGAAAGGCATCCGTATCATTCCATAATAGCCTTGCCTGTCTTATTAATATATAATTTGTTTTGGTCATTGTTGCAAATCCTCCTACACTATTGAAAACCTGCAATGAAACAGTATAAATACCTTCATTAATGTAAGTATGTGAAGGGTTACTAGCATCCGAGGTGCTACCGTCCCCAAAATCCCACGACCATAATCCAATTGTACCCGTACTTAAGTCGGTGAACACCACGGTTTGTGGTTTTATTCCCGATGTGATATTGGCGGAAAAATCAGCCAACAAAACTGCCACGTCCACCTCATCTGAATCAATATCTATCACAACATCAATGGGGACATTTGCCAGAAGTGAACCCTTTGCATATGCCCCCGAATTGCTTACTATTGCCCTTTCACCATTTCCCCAGTATAATTGAGCTGTCTTTCCTTTGGTGTAAACAATGGTAAGAACTCCTAATACTATTGATGTATAATATTTAACGGCCTTTGGATTAACGTCTTTCAATCCTATTTTGAAAAGATAGAGGCTGTTGCTATTCCTTATTTTAAGGTCTGCGGCGATCGCATTAGACCTGCTGCACAAATAGCATTGCCTTAACCCTTGTGCAGTATCCCGTAAAGACAGGACGAACACCGATTTTGAATACAAATAATCTGTGAAGGTCTTAACCAATACGTATGCAGCGGACAATGTAGAAGCCTTGCAATAACAAGATAGGACAAACTCCCTTGCATCGTATTTTACATTGGATAAGTCTCTGTCCACCCCCGATTTGTCCTCCCATGTACGTTCCTGTACCCTTTCTGCGGGAAATGAAAAAACATCCGTATAATCCAGTACCTCTACTCCGTATACGGTTTTTAAATCCTTATTATCTATCAATATGCTTATCATATACTTTCAAGTTTTTGGTACGTCTTTTTTGTATTTTCCGCAATTTCAGGCAAATAATCAGTATTCAATTTGATTTGCTGTAAATATACCAAATTTTGAATCGCATAATCCAACATATCGTTTGAATTATTGGACATTAATTGGTTGCTCATCATAATTGCACCTAACCGACCTACTAACATCGAACCTGTTTCCTCTGTTATCGCTTGGGATATTTGTCCTGCGGAAGAAGCTGCCTGCGCTGTTTGTGTGGAAAATGCACTGCCAAAACCCGCTTGTGCTGCCAATTCATCTGCACTTTTGTAAGCATCCAATATGGTAGGTTGTAATGCCTTAACATCATTGTAGAACCCACCCAAGGACGTAATAACATTTTGTTGCAATTGTTCGGCTGTGATAGCTCCCCCTGCAAATAAATCCCTGTATTCCGCTGTCTTTTTATTCAGTCCATCTAATAATGGTTGAAGGAATGTAAATTCAATAGCCTGATTTGTAAAGCTCTCAACCATATTAGACAAGGAATCCTCTAATCCTGTTAGTGAGCTATTGCCTTCCTCGTACATTGTTTGAAATGCCCCCGATATTGTAGAACCCAGTCCTTCAAATATATCTGAAACATGTTGCCCAAATTGATCTACTACTCCTTCAAAAACATCCAATTGCTCAACTATGGTATCGACTACAACGGGTTCTATAACAGGTTCTATAACAGGTTCAATAGGTTTATTAAACGCTTGGTCAAATCCTGCTGCCGAAGCCATTGCATCCGCAGCTGCATACGCTTCAATTATAGTTGGTTGCAAGGTCTTCATTTGGTCGTAGAACGCTCCTAAGGAAGTAATAACATTTTGCTGCAATTCAGTAGCGGTTATTTCTCCTTTAGCATACTGTTGTCCAAATGCTTTGGTCTGTTCGTTAAGTTGTGTCAATAACGGCTGCAAAAAGGCAAATTCAATCGCATCGTTGGTAAAGCTTTCAATCATTTGTGCGAATGACTCCTCCAGACCTGCCATTGCATCGGTACCTCCCTCGTACATGCTTTGGAATGCAGAAGTAACTACATTACCTACATTCCCAAATATTCCCGCAATATAATCTCCGAATTGTGCATATGCAGTATCCGCCTCATCCATTAGGGTTAGCAAAGATTCAATAGAAGCCCTGTCTGCCTCTCCAATATCCTCCGCTGCACTTACCGTAGCTAATAACGTTCTATTCAATTCTCCGTTTGCGTCAATTAATTCGGGGTACATGTCCAACAAATTGGAATAAGAATCCTCTACTCCAAAAAAGTTTGAAAAGTTACTACGGTCAGTAGTCTTAACCGATATTCCGGCAAGTAGTTCTTCTAAGGGGCTGCCTCCTACCCCTATTATCTGTCCTTGCTGAATTTCTCCTAATGCTAGTATGGCATCAATTTGGGCTTTGTACTGATCAGAAATATTTGCGGTATTCCTTACAGTCTCTAGTAGAGACCTGTTTAATACACCATTTGCATCAATCAATCCTGGGTACATATCAAGGATCGACTGCATGTTATTGGGTATCTCGGTAAACATGGCTCCAATAGGGTTCATATACGCTGCTATCACATCTCCCGCATCGGTTGTGCCTACCTCGGCTTTTATCCTTCGCAAAACCTCCTCTAATGTGCCTCCCCCTCTTTCTACTGCCTGAGCATTTATTTTTGCCAGTGCATCTATTTCCGTTTTCGCTCCAATTGTACGTGAATCTTTGCTTTCCCTGTTCGTTTGATTTATATCTTTTAGGAATTTATCGGTCTGTTTCAAAGCTAAATTATAAGCAGAAAGTCCTGCTAATGCGGTTCCCCAGGTGTCTTTGGAAAAAAGGGTGTTACCTTCCGCATACAACATTTGTTGTTTGATTAATTCGGTATTTTCTGCTTGAATAAGTTTGATAGCAGATACTTGACTGGCTTCTTCCTCCGCTCTCTTTTGCTGTTGTATTTTGCGTATACCTTGAATTGCGGCTACAACCAGCCCTATAATGGTAATTGATGAGTTAAATTTTTGATTACTGGAAGACTGTTCAGAATTAAGGGTTTTAAATTCCTTAGACATGGCCCCAATATTTTTACCTATTCCTACAATATTGGTTATGGTGGACTTTGTGGATTCGTCTACCCCCTCAAAGTTATTAGACATTTCAGATACAAGGTCGGTAGCTTTTCCTATCGCTCCTATACTTTCCTTCCACGCCTTGGGGCTTTTTCCTTCTTCTGTGTTCTTTTTTTCAATTTCTTTAGTGAGTTCCTGTACTTGTGCGGTGTATATCGCTACTAATTCTGGGTCTAATACCTCTCCTTGTGCGCTTAACTTAAACTCTAAGTTTCCTAATTCGATTTGAAGGGCTCCCATACCCTCCTCAACAATACTGGGCAATGTCTTATCTATCCAATCTTGATATACTTTGGATTTGGCAACAAACGAGGCTTCAAGGTCGGATAGTTCTATTTCATACGCTTTTCGAGCTTCCTCAGCCCCTGCCGCATTATTATTGTTTTCTAATGTCGTAATACTCTTAGTGTAATTTAAGGCTAAATCCTGCCGTTTTTGCCCATAAGACCTATATAGTGATTCTAATTCCTCTAAGTTCTTTTTTGCAGCGTCTAATTTTTTCTGGTCTTCCTTTTGTGTGGAGACCACTTGTTCATATTTTACGGCCTTAATTTCCTCCTTTATGATACTTCGTTTCCGAATATCTTTTTCCTTAGCCAAAGAGTTTTCCAGAAATACCAGATATGAAGCCCCGGATCTCATTAATCCAGTATATTCATTTTGTACGGCTTTTAGCCTACCCTCGGTAAGTCCTTCAATATCAGCGTTATATTGTTCGTACAATTTCTTATTTTCGGAAACATACTTTTCAAAATTTTGTATCTTTTCATCGTAATTCTTTTGTGCCTCGAGTTTTTCTTTGGCTGATACCTCTACTAATTTCTTGCCTATATCCTGTTTATCCTTTAACTCGTCCCTTGCAGCCTGTATACCTCTATCCTGTGCCTCTTTTATTTGCAGGGATGTAAGTGTTACTCCACCCTCGTTGAAGGTATCATTCCAAGCTTTCTTAAAATTATCAATTGCACTGCTTAAGCCAGGAAATATTATAGTCAACCCCTTTATTCGGGCTTCCATTTTTTCCCAAAATGTGGTATCTGAACTATTCAATACTTTCATTGAATAAGTAAGTTCTTGAACAACCCCGTTCAATAGTCCTATTCCCCCAGTAATCCCGCCTTGCCCTGATTTTCCTATTTGGTTAAGCAAATTATCCCAAGCATCGCCTAAATTAGATACCTGCCCAGTTAAACTAGCTGCAATCTTTGCATTGGCTCCAGCTACACCCTCTAATTTCCCCAGACTTAATATATATTCTCTTATGGATTCGGAGGTATTCTTTACAGTGGTAGTTTGTCCCTTAAATGTGAAGGACACGTCATCGCCTACTTTTTTAGCTTTAACTCCGAATTCTTTTAGCCTTTCAAATTCGCCTGTCTGTGCATCAATTATGGCTTCGGCTAATTGTGTGAACCCTTTTCCTGTTGAACTCGCAAGATCCCCTAATCTTGTCATTTCCTCATATGTAGGCTGGAATCCTTGATTTGTAAGTCTTACAAAGGCATCGGATAGCTCAGTGAGCTGAAATGGTGTCTCCGCAGCAAAATCGGAAACCATTTGTAGTGCATTATCCGCAGCTAATTTACTGCCTAATGTATTTTCGAGTACTATCCCAAATTTTTCAAATTCGGCACGTGTAGTGATTATTGATTTTCCAAATTGAATTAGTTGTTGGCCTCCAAAATAAGCAGCTAAACCTGTGCCTATGGTGCGGAAAGTATTATTTAATCCCTTGGTAGAGGTGTCTAATGAATTGATTGCTTGTTTCGTCTTATTTATTTCGGCATTAACCTTCCCTAAATCCGATGCCTTATTTTTATATTCAACGGTGTCCCTGCTTAGGGTAAGCATTTCCGCATGTAACTTATTTGCAGCATCTTGTAGGTTTTTTAAAGGTACTGTTGAAATATTTTGAAGCGTATGGCCAATAGACCCGAATCCCTCGTCAATTTTTGGCAATGCTCGCCCAGTACCTGCCACAAATTCATTTATGGACGCATTCATCCGCTTCAAGTCATCCTCGAACCCTTTGTCAATCCCGCTTTCAAAAAAAAGTCCCGCCATAGTAATTATTATCTGAATGCCCCCGTAATTGCTGCGATCTCCTCTGCCGCTGTTTTAGGGACAATTATTTCCTCTTTTTTCTTATCGTAATCTATGCAAGGTGCATCCAGCATTCCCAGCACAAATAATATATAAGGAATTTCCATTATTTCTCTTATGCTCATTCCTGTTTTTTCTTGATAGGAGAATATTTTCCCTATTATTGTTTTTCCTCCTTTAACAGCGTATTGTCCTTCTGTCTTAGGAGTTTCCAATAACTCAAAAAAAAAGCTGGCTCATTCAATTTGTGAATAGTAACATACAAATTCAGTATGTGGTAATGCCCACAATTCTGGAGCTTTCTCTTTAGTAGGGGCTTAAAAAACCAACAAAATAATCTCCGATTAAGCAATGCAATAAGGCAATACTCAATAATAAGCGGGGTTACTGCCTCCTGTAACTTGGAATCATAGAAATTGGAAACTTTCATATCCTCTTCCCGTCCTGATACGTTCTCTATTAGCTCCTTAATTTTGCATAGTTGAATATGGGTTCCTACCTTAATATAGCGAAGGTAAAAGGGGAAAACCCCTAATACCTTAAAACCTTGAAGCTTCTTTTTTTCATCAGTCGCTATGTCCGCTATCTCAATTTTCATATAATTATGGTGTAACGGTTACGGTTACTGTCCAATTTTGAATAGCTCCATTTGCCGATTCCACTGCATATATTACTGGAGCTGTGAAATTTTGAGCTTCTCCAGAAATAGGCAAAATAGATGCTCCCAAACTTACTCCTATAACAGGAACTAATGCTGTTACCACAGTTAATGCAGGCATTGTTACGGCTACGGTATGTGCCACGGCATCAATAGTGGAAGACCCTGTTTGAAGCGGAATTACAAACGTAATAATGTCGTTTGCGTTCGGTAATAACAACTCCTCATAGGTGTAACTACCTATTGTGGTTTTGTCAGGTTGAAGTACAACCCCATTAATCATATAATAATGAAGATCGTCATCGTTGATCATGGGGTATCCATCGAATACTACTCTAGGAATAGTTACCAACACGTTCCCTCCTGTGAGGATTTTTACTGATTTTTCAATTATTTGATTTGGATTTATTGGGGCTGAAAATTTCACTGAATTTGCATCCGTTGTAACCGTACCACCTGTGAATTTTGCAATGTTTTCAGGGGTCAAATCCGCCAATTGAAAATTCAAAGTCATATCTCCTTTGACCGAAGAACTTTCGAGCAAAGACCCCTGCACATTTTTGTAATTATTGGTTGCTGCATCGCTACCATTTAATTTTACCGAAGCTTCTCTTTGCCCAATTTGGATTTCCTCCCAATTTGTGCCAGCTCCGCCATCTTGGGCTACATCCGCGGTCCAAAACTTTTTTATTTTTACACTTGTTACAATTGCCATGATTTATAATATTACAAAATTAATTTTTAATATTGCGTAATGTTGGTGGATTTCCTCCACCGCCTCCGTGTATACTTCACGGCTCTCAACATAAAATGAGTATCCTGCTGTCTTTAGCAGCACACCGCATAAATTATATAATAAGGTCTCCTTAGACGCTCCATTTACCAAATCCTCATAATAGGTGTTATTGTTCAATAGATCCTTGTAGAATATCTTAACGTACAACGCCCCATTTTGGATGAATTTGGCAGTAGTTCCGGGAATCAAACTAATGACACAATCCTCTAGCACACTATCAGTAGGACGCCTCTTTTTGTATACTCCACCGCTCAATAAATTAATCGGGCTTGCAGTAACAATAGTCCAAATATCCGTTAGTATGCCGTTCGTGGTTTTCATTTAATTTTCTGTTTTAATTTTTCCACCAATTCCTGCAATTTAGAACCCATTATAAGTTCGGATTTTTTTAAAACATTAAGATTATGGTAATTCTCCACATACGTAGCATATTCCATTCCAGCTACAATAATGACAGTATATCCATTTTGAGAAGTAGGAAATAAGGATGTGATAAATTCCATCCCTGTACCTGTACCTGTTTGTACACCTTCAAAACCTCGGAATCCTATCGGTTTTCCGTCCTTTAAAACAACTCCTCCTATGGAACTCTTTAGGTTGCTGGTTTGATCTGTATACCCTGCATTCATTTTCGCATGTGTAACTAATTCACTAACCAACGCCTCTAAATTGTATATTAATGCAGCTTCAATTAACATTCCTTGTTGGCGGATATACTCCTTTAATTTAGTAGGGTTTTGTAATTTCATACCACAAGTTTTAACTTCCGTGTTAAATCCATATACTCCCTATCTTGTACTTGAAATATCCCTAAATTAACATTTCGGGCATCTTGTAATTGAACTTCCTTAACCCCAGTAATATCTATACCGTCCAATATGGAATAATCAATATAAACAATATACTTGGCTTGTGTAGCCTGCCCATCAAGTAACAAAACATACTCCCGCCTTACTGTGGCATGATTACAAGGGAAATATACACTATTAACCTTTGTGGTAGCAATAGGATTCCCATTAATGTCAAATCCTCCGCCACTTCCCTCTGTTATTAATGATATATACCCCGTGTTTATCATGTCCAATCCTCCCCGTTAAAACCATATTTTCCTCCGCTATACTTCGGGTCTCCATATGTCCCGTATATCTTATTGGCTAATCCTAAAAATCTCCCCTTAACGGAGATAGCATTGTTTATGCCTGCTTCTTGCTCAGTTAATGAAGGCTGTCCTGCCAAATATAGATATACGTCCGCAGTAGCTAATTGATAATTTTGTGAATCTCCTATTAGCTTCGTATAGACAGTAGAGCCAATAAGTTCCCTATCCAAACAAATCACCTCTAAGGTAACAGTAGGAATAGGGAAGACATTAATGGCCTGTAAGGCTTGAATGGTAGTCATAATACTCAAATATTACCAAGGAACTGCATTAATTTTCAAATAGAAATTATCTGCATACGTGTCTACAACGGAAAATGCACGGGCTTTTCCATAGATCTTTGCATAAGAAGGGTCAATTTGAGTATAATTCCCTGTTAGGAAAAAACTTTCGTAAACCTCCCTTGTAGGGTCAATTATCGGGATTTTATTCCACTCAAAATGCCCTACTTCCGTAGATTGTGCGAATACTGCTACCCCATCTTGAAATGGATTCGCTGTTGTTTTAGCTCCTTCCAAATCCTCTCTCGTTACCTTCTCATTGATAACTTCAAATATCACATTAGTATCAAAATAAGATACCAACATTTCATTTATTTGAGCCAAATTGGGGCTATTGTCTGCACCAACTAAGGAACCTATCAAAGTGATCGTTTGATTTTTTATTTGGGTGTTTTTTCGCACATAATTGAACCAAGTTTGGTTGATTTTGATGACGGTGTACATTTTGGAATGAGCTTCCCCAACATCGAGTATCCCTTGTATATCGTCTAATATCAGTGCAGCAGGATTTGCCCATGATGTTCCTACATCATCCTTCTGCCAAGCAGCTACGGGATACTCCATTGCGGTAATCCCCTGCATATAGATAGAATTCGCAGATATGAACGAGTATTTGCAAGCCGAAGACAGCAAGCTCCATCCTATATACGCCATTTGTGCTACCATTGATAACCTTATTTTTTTCAGATCATCTCCGTAAAAATCCAATAATGCTTGCGCAGCGGAAGCATTTTGCAATTGCTGGAAATTGATTTTTAATTCATTATATTTTTCAATTTCGTCCGCAGTCCATTCATAACCTTTGCCAAAGGTTGTCATTTCACCGATCACACTTTGGTACCCAGGCCTGCCTGATACAGGAATAACCGAGTTAAGTGACATATGGTCAGCTGCCTCATTCAATGCCGTAGTAGGATTACTTATCGTTTTCCAAGTTGTGCTTTTCATATTCTGCACAATAGGAAATGACACCTCCGCTTTGGTTGGCAGAATTGGGTTATCATTGTACCATGCCGTAATATCCTCGATAGATAATACACTGCCTATGGTAACTGGTTTTAATTTTCCTCCCATTTTTTTTATATTTGAACTAATTAATACTTAATTTCATTAATATCCATCGTAGCTAGGTATAATGGACCTATACGACCTTCGTATATATCTGCACGGACAAAAGCATCTGCCATGAAAATTACCTGCGAATCTGAGGGAACTTGAAAGGATTCCTTCAATATAGTATTGGCAACATTGCTCAAGGCTCCTGCGGTGGCTCCAGTAGCAGAGGATTGGTATATAAATATACCTGCAGTTGCGGCTTCTAATGCTGTACCTACGGTAACATCCGAAGTACCGTCTCCATTATCTACAATAGTAGTAATTGCATACGCCTTTCCTCCAGTAGCTTGCATTAGATACTCTCCAACCTTGAAATTATTGGTATCCGTATCTATTTTGAATATACTGGTAGAAGAACCAGTCAAAAGTTTTGCTTGCTTGCAAACAGTCCTTTTGCCGGATGAAGGTGCTGTTAAGGGGGTAGCCTCTTCTACAAACTTACCCGTTACCAGCGTAGATAGTACCAAAGAAACCCCTCCGGGCACATCACTAATCCTATTAATGATATTTTTCTTTAGCAACTTATCGCTGGATGTTGTTATTTGTTTCATCTTTTTTCATTTTATTGATTAATACTCTGGCGTCTCTTAATTCTGGAGTCTCGCCATTCAACTCCGGTAACTTAACCTCACTTTTCGGACTAATTGTATTTAGTCCTTGCTCCTTAGCTGCCTGTACAAAGGCTTTGGTATCGCTTTCTATTGCGGACAGGTACGATGAAAAACTTTCCTCAGTATCGAATTTTGCAGACTTAAACGAGGTGATAATAGGATTGCTTAAATATGCAGGTAAGCCTGTCAACATCTTATTAAGCTTGTCCTGCCTTGTGGTGTCTGTCTTTTCCATCCGTAATGTCAATAAATCGGCATTTAACTGAGATAAAGCCTCTTGTGAAGCTTTGTTTTGTGCCATTATGTCCAGAATATAATCAGGAATACCCTCTTTTTGTTTTTTCTTTGTCTCCTCCTCTCGGGTTTTCCTTGTATTTTCCTCTTGTGCAGCTTTTGCCTTGTCGGCTTCCTCTTTTTCCTTCACTTTCCTCAATACATCCGAGGTGTAATGGCTGATATTGCCGTCAATACTCTTAATTGCACTGGATAGCTCTGCTTTTTGCAGAATTTCATCCGTAGTAATTATTGATTCCAAGCTTTTTGCCAAGTCTTCTAAGGACCTGTCCGATACATTCGAGGTAGTTCCTCTCTGTATTTTTAATTTTTGTAGGATTTTTTCGTACATGGTATAAAAAATTTAAAAATATATTACAAAGTTATGAAATTAATTAATAGATAATCTTTTTATATTCAATTTAAGGGATATTTACAAGAAATTTAGGCTTAGTTTTCCAGTTTTTCCATAGCTTTTCATTGATTTTCACATATGAGGTGAACTTCTTTGGTAGTTTCGGAACCGCATTAACACTAGGTGTACTAGGCTGCTCTCCAGCCAATATCAAATCAGTATCTTTATCCATTTCCTCAGGAGTTTTGATAATATCTGTGGACACACATTTGCAATTCACATGCCACTTATAGGTAAAATCAAAATCTTTAGGATAATCCCCCTGTAAATCAGTGCAGCTTATGCCTCCTTTGTCGCTTGCAGGATTATGACTAGGACTGGTAGTTATCCTCACACCTACTACAAAATCCTGCTGCTTTCTTTTTTCCAAATTGCTTGCCTCGTATGCAAAATTTGTTTCATTCCTTGTTACACGTAAGGCATTCCTATATGAACTTCGGTATACTCCTTGTCCAGGGGTATACGCCTTCGCAGCTTTGGATAATCTTAATGTACCTGATTCACTTCGCACCCTTCTGAACAACTTATCAGGAGCATTTAGGTATTGTTGTATCTGCCTTGCTATGGTATCCGCACTGTATCCCCTTCCTATACCTAACTCTAATGCCAATTCCATCTCCTGTTTGAATTGCTTCGTATTTTTCCATATTCGGTCGGATAGATTTAACCCGTTTATTTTTCTTGCTACGAAAGCTCTCCTTGCTCCATCATTTCCTGATAGATATTTATTTTTGAATTGTGTAGGCAATTCCTCTATGGATTTACCAAAGGCATAATAAGCTAATTCATTATTCTTATTAACGGCTAAATCCCATTCACTATTTATTCCTTCAATAGTGATTCCTTTTACCTCTGAAAATAACCTTTCCAAGAGGGCATTTACTTTTTTGTTAAGTGTAGGATAGTTTTTGAAATAAAACTCGTCTCCGGGCGTAAAACTAATCGGAATGGCTAATAGAGATATTTCCTTTATTACCTGAATATAGGCTTTTCGTATCTGATCTAAATATTTCTTCTGATTAGGCATGGTCAACTAGTTAAAATGAATTATTGCCCATACCAGTACATTTGTACCTGCCGTCTTTGATTCCAGAACATGGCCTATCTCCCTAAAATGCACAACAGGCGTAGGAATAGCTAAAGTGGTGTCCACACGTCCAGCAGTAGTGCTGCTAGATACCATTATATAGCCTCTGGTTGTTGCTACTGCATCAACTAACAACACCTGAGCCTTTCCTGACACAGTTACCCATGTTTCCTGCCCATCTGCGATACCGTCCTCGTATACAATTCCCATAGGAAAATCTCCATCAATAGGATTGACCATAAAAGAATTATCAGTTACTGTGGACACAGCTACCACCATACCCTTAACTGAATTGGCTCCTGTTTTGTTTACAATTTTAACCTTACCTTCATAAGTATCAACATATCCTTTTGTCGGAATAGTATCATTGCCGGTTATTCCAGTAGCTACCTTTGTTAGGGTCTGAGAATCTATTGTTATTCCATTAATAGATATTATTCTATTCCTTGAAATAGTAATCCTACTCACTTCATTTCCCCAAAACATTTCTATTTGCTGAGTGCTGCCTTTGTTGACTATATGGAAGACATTTTGTATATCTCCTATATCTTGTGTACCGGCACCAGAATTGTACCTTGCAGAAAGTTCCGCAGCGGATAACTTCCAATCATACACAACAAATTCATCTATAAGAAAATTAACACATGCCGTAGAACCTCCTGAAATACCGGACAATTGGAATACATCGGCGACTAACAAGGTATCGCTAGCCTCAATGTTTGCAGAGCTTAAGGATACGGTATCTATTGCATTATTGACGTAGATATTTAATCCTGATAGTGTTCCTGTTCCGTCGTAAATTACTGCTACATGGAACCAAACGTTCAGATTATCCTCAAAATTGAATGTGCCTCTTTTGCGAATCAACCTACTCGAATTACTCGAGGCTAATACACAATCCAGGAGTCCTGCAATAGTAACCTTCAAAAAGAACCCATTAGTTTCACTTGACGCTTTGGAAAATAGTATCCTCTCTGCTCCTGATACTGCGGCACATAAAAACCAACCTTCAAAGGAAAAAGGGGTATTGAAATCAAAACCGAAATCAATAGCATTACTTGAAGCCAATCTTTGTGAAGCTCCAGTAATACTAATACTGGATTCTCCTAATTTTTTCAATACTAGGTCCCATACCGGAGTATTGACAAATGATAAGGTCCGTAGATTCCCACTAGCATCACTAGCTATTGTTCCCACGCTATCGTTAAGGTGATACCAGGCATATGGTGCTTTTGTAGTAGGGATTCCCAATACTATCTCCTTATCGAAAGGGAGAATGATATTTTCAAATTGCAATGTCTCAAAATAACTAATTATTCGGTTATTTTGTACATATAGATCAAAATTCAACCTGCTTATCTCAATAACATATATAATTGCAGCAGGATTGGAGGGTAGACCACCACTAATAGTATAATTGCCATTAATATCAAAACTGGAAACAATGCTAAGGGAGGGGTCAAAAGTAGGTACTCCTTCAATTGAACATACCAAAGCGTCTTCTCCGTTTTCCCATTGGTTGAGGAGTATAGTTGCACCCTGAGGCTTGCTGATCGTGCCGCTAATTGTCGTAATTTCTGCATAGTAATAAACTTTTAAGATTCTATTTTCAAGATTAGTAACCCTTTGTGAAATATCGCCCCCGTCCCCGGAGGCCTCAAAAAAATCGGCTGTGGCGGATTCAAACTCTGCTATACTAAGATAATTATCTCCGGGCGTAGCACTCTTTTGAATGGTAGTTACATCTACACCGTTTATGAAAAACCAATCTCCTATAATCCTGACGGAGATGCGATAACCCACATAACTCCATACACAAGTTCCTGCTACTAATCCGTGAAAATTACCATGTTCATCCGTATACCCCCAATTACCATTAGGTCTTTTATAAAATTGCCTGTTTTCCATCACTATATTATTTGATTATTAACGGATAATTCGTCCTCTATTGCCTTTACTTCGCTTGCGTAGTCATCAACCTCTCTTAACAATTCTACACGTGTGGAAAGGCTCATACTACCTCCAGCTAATGAGATATACTCAGCTAATTCCTTTTTTGAATTGACCGAATACGGCTGAATTTCACTCCTTATTGAAATGGAATTGAACTCATTGGTATATTTGGGTAGAAGTACCGCCAGGAATTTTTTGATTATCTCTAATTCATCGTAGAACATCTTTTCCCATTCACCTCCCAAATCTCGGGCTTTAGCCTTTGCATCACTGAATAATAATTCCTTGTTCTCTGCACTGGTATTGCTATTGATCATATTGGCAAATGATATATCTGGCATTTGCACCTGTTCAAAAAATGAGTTGCGAATACGACCATAACGGTCTGCGATTGCTTCTTTAGCTCCTGGCCAAGTAACATCCTGCATAACACCACCCTTTCCTACCAAAATTATATGCCTAGAATCTGTGGACTTTTCCGTAACCTCATTTGGACTATTGTTAGTTATCTCACCATAATCCAAAGTGAATGTAGGCAATGAATTTCTTTTAATATAAAGTCCTTGAAAGCTCTCCATTTCCTCAAGTTGTTCAACTAATGCGGTTCCTGCTTTGCCTCCCCAAACAGGTTCTGGCAACCAAGTATGTACTACTGGAAATACCTCTAATTTCAACGGACTAGGTGTACTTGTCTCGTCTAATTTCCATCCCCCTCGATTAACATACCTACGAAACTCAGGAGCTACTCCATTAATGTACGTATCAAAATAGGCTACATTTGCCTTATCCTTGTACGCAATAGACACCACTAATAGTTCACCATTTTCATCATTATTAGCATATATTTTGTAACCATCCATTTCGCTGTATATAGAATGGGTGAGCTTTTTTGTTACTTGTTCCCCCTCAATTGTTCCTGGCTTATCATATACCTTCCATACAGTTACCACTTCACAACAAGCATTGACCCGCTTGGCACGTTCTATGTTGGTAGAATCAATATTATTATTTATCCTATATACCTGCTCTATTATAGAGCTTGCTTTTTTTTCAGTATCTGAACCAGTAAGATAGGAATATTTCCTTTCCGTAGAGGCAGAAAACATAGCCTGTGCAATCCTGGATACGGCAAGCTTTTGAAGGGCTAAAGGTGTACGCTTGAAATCGTCCTGCCCTGTTTCCGTTAGTTTAACCGGGTATGCTACGGTATCCCAAATCTTATGCAACATAGGGTCATACTGCGGCAACAAGTCCGTCCATAATGGAACCGCAAAACTTGTTACCGAAAGTAGTTTGACAATTTCAGAATTATCCGTTAAGGCTAAAATTGCCTCTAATTGACTATTTGTCATGATTCCTATGTTTTTGTGATTTTCTCACCAGAGGCGGATGTGTTGCTTCGGATGCCTCATCTTCCTCAGGTAATTCAACCTCATCGTCCACTTCCTCAGGTAATTCAACCTCATCGTCCTTAATTTCGGCCTTCCCTTCTGCAATCAATGCTTTTGCAAAATCAATTTTCTTTTTTTCGATTGCACTTTCTGAGGATTCCAGAATAACGGAGAATTTATTGGGATTCACCCTTAGTCCAGACTCCATTGTATAATACATTTCCTTTGTGCTGAAATCTTTGGAAATCACTTTCACAATCTCCTTTTCCCCATCTACCAAAACGGTACTACCTATTTTTATTGTTTCCATAATTAATTAATTTGATTATTTATACAAAGTTAAGAAAAATATTTTGTTGCAAGCTTAAACGCTTGTTTTACTGGAGCCATATCCTTTTTGTTTTTTCTTGAAATATACCTGGTGTAGAAATACCTCGCCCCATCTATGGCGTGGTTAAAAGCGTCTACCGGCTTATTCAATGGCTTGCCTTGCTTATCAGTATCCCACGTATACCTCCGTAATTCCTTGATCACATTGGTACTATTCTTTGTGACCAGAAAATTTTCTTGTTGAATGAGGTCAATACCAAATGAGATACTATCAGGACCTTTCTCTGCTCCCTCTACTGAAAACCCAAATTCATTTACCTCGTCAATAGATTTAGGTTCCGCACTATCTGCCACAATTCTGGAATACTTTGTTTTACCTTGTTGTTTCAATAGCATTGCAATATCCTTATTCTTTAATCCTGTTAAGTATATTTGCTCATCCCAGATAATTGTATTATTCCAGCGGTAGAAGTCTGTTATGGCTGTCGGATGATTAGTATACCCAAAGTCCATCCCCGAACCTAGGTACTCTGCTTCTACTGGTATTCCTTCTATTTGCTTCCAATTAGTGAAGACTACTCCCTCTAATACCCCTAACAATCCTAGCCCATATACCTTCCACCAGTTAGCCCAATACCTACTCTTAATGTTATTAAGGGAAAATACGTCTGGTGCAGCAGGATTATAAAATGCCTTGACCAATGCCTTCTCAATTTCAGTAACCAGACTTTGGGGAAGACCTTCATTGTCCTTGTACGTCAAGGTGAGCCATTCAGCATCCTCATCATCCTGCAACTCTGTATGTGACCAAAACTCATTAGTAGGATTGAAGTCTATCCATATTTCCTGGTCTGTCCTTATCGAAAGGTCATAATAGGTTTGCCACGATAGGTTATTTGCTTCATTGATGAATAATATGTTCCTTCTAGGGCCTCTCACTTTCTCCGGCTGGTCAGCTGAAAAGAACTCTATATATGAATTATTGGAGAATGTGTAGACAAGGTTAGTACCGTGCCACCTTGCATCAGCATATCTGTTAATATCCTTCATAATCTTAAGGAAGTCTTTCATTGCACCACGCCTTAGGTGGGGGACTGATTCAGATACTATTGATATTTCAAGATTGGGTGTTTTGATTGCCTTGTCTATTAGGATAGGGGTGATTCCGAACGTTTTGCCAGCCGAAGTTCCCCCTGGGATTACTTTGATACGCTTGTGCAGCTTTTTGAGCTTATTTATGGCGGTAGTCCTCTGGAACATATTAGTCGGGGAATAAAGGTTGTTCCACACTAATATCCAGCCTGGTGGCGGATTCATATCCCATCAACTTGTCTATCCGTTGTAAGGCTATTGTCTTTGGGTGCAGCTTTATTTTTACATAGATTACTTCCACCAGCTCTTTGGATACTATTCGTTGTTCGGTTTTGTATTCTATTGATTCGATAGCATCCTTCTCATCTGAGGTTAATTTTGTGTACTCTGCCAATTCGGTCCACTTATTGTGTATCTTACCTATGGATGAATACGCTATTTTCATATATTCCTTAATTTGCCTTGCTTTAGTTATGCCGCACAGTAATTCAAAATCGTCCTTTATATAAGCTATGTACTGCCTTACCTTATTGTTCCTTAATATCCTATTCCCCTGCACTGCCGCAGTGTTATCCGTGCTACAATCATTGTAAACCTCCTTATAAGCCTGTGTTTTATTCCACCCATTATTAACATATGCCATAGCCATCATTTTCCACCTTACAGGCAAATCTCTCTCCAGTGCATACTTTGAATACACCTTATCAAGTTTTTCATGATTCCTCGGTTTTGTCCTTTCCATTTGTCAAATTGCTATATTGTATAGGACAAAATTAATCAATATTGTGTTATGTGAGGGTACATTTGATATTATTTGCTAATTTTTTAATTTTTTTGCGCTTCTGTATACGTTGATTTTGTTAGGATTTAAAACTATTTTAAAAATAGTTTAAAAATAAGTTTAAAAAAGTTTGGAAATTGGAAAAATAAGCATTAATTTTACACTATATTTATTTATTGATTCTTTAATTATTTATTCACATAAAAACTTGCAAAATGAAAACATTATTTTTAAGGAAAGTAGAGCGCAATAACAGCTGGTACGGGTTTGAATACACAAATTTATCCGAATTAACCCAAGAATTAAAAAGTAGGAATATAATCATAGGTAGTAATTGTACAATAGGTGATTATTGTTCGTTAAACGATAATTGTATATTGGAAGATAATTGTGTATTAGGAACTTATTGTGAAGTAGGGGAAGGCTGTAAATTAGGACCCCACTCCTATATTAAAAGGCCAGACTAAATTAAAAAATTAAATAGGCAGCTATCAAGTTGCCTATTTGTTTCACTTTTAACATTTAAAAACTTGCAAAATGAAAACAATATTCCTAAGATCAACAGAAAATGAATTATTAAGCTTCTCTTATTCAGAAATAAATGAATTGGCAATTGAATTAAAAAAAAGAGATATACATATTGATAATACCTGTGTATTGGGAGATTTTTGTGAGATTGGATATGGTTGTATATTATTCCCACATTGTGAATTAGCATATGGTTGCTCATTAGGAGACCATTGCATACTTTGGGGTGATTGTGTTTTGGGAGAACATTGTACTTTTGGTGACCACTGTACTGTGGAACAATATCGTACAATGGAAGGCTTTCAAACATTTGGTAATTACTATCATTTTATTTAAAAATAAATAATATTATATGAAAAAAGCCGTAATTGTGAAAATGGCTGGAGTAATGAATGGTAATTCATTGTTCGCCATAATGGATGTTAATGGTCGCTGTGAGAGACAAATTTGGTCTACAAAGTCTCAAATGTTAGCTACCAAACTTTACCTTCTTTGTGATGAGCCGACTTAACTCGGTAGATGAGAGCAAGTGGGAGGCTTTCAGTTGTTTGTTTGTACTGTTTGTTTGTGCTTTATTACTTTTGCTAATTAGTAGCTTAGTATCCTACGCTGGATAATCGTGTGTGTGAATTTAAAAAAAATAATAATGAAAAAATCAAAAGTTTCCTCATCAGTAAGAGCCAATATCTCGTTTTATGCCGTTGAAAACGGATTCTCCTCATTTGTTGGAGAAGGTAAAGAGATAAAATTAGGAAATGGTAGCCGATACGCCATCATAAAAAATAAAAAGTATCGAATTGATTTTGACGGGGTAAATAACTCCGAGTTAATCGGATTGGAATCAAACAAAAAAATACAATTATGAAGACAAAATTTAAGAGTATCTGGACGATTGTGAAGGAAAAAATATGGTTTGATAAACTGCATGATTCCTATTCAGGAGTAAAAGACTTATACAAAGGAGCTTATGATTCCCTTACTGAGGAACAACGCTTAGAGATGTTAAATCTGGAAAAGGAGGAATTAGACCTTCTGTACAAATATGGAGACTTGCGAATGCACAAAACTACCACAAGGGATGTGCTAAGTTGGCAGGAGAGAGTTGATGCTTTCTACAAAAAACTTTTGCCTAAGGATAAATTAATGTAAACATATTTTTTAAACTAAATTAATTCAAATAATTATGAAAACATTGGAGATAGCATTGTATGTTATGGCATTTCTTGCCGTTGTTGCAGGAATAGCTTATTTTGAATGTAGATCAAAGTTCACTAACTTTGTGGCAGAGCAGGAAATTTTGACAAAAGAAAAGAAGGCTCAGATAGGTTATATTATGCCTGTGGTTAAGGAGAAAAAAATTAATTATGAATTTCTTAAGACTTATACCAAAGGTGTCGGAGAGCTTATTAACTCAGAAGGAAAATCCGCTGAACAAAGACAAAGCGAAAAGGAAATAATGGAATTGTACAAGCAAATGAACAAATTTTAAAAATGAAACGAAAACGGATAAAAAAACCAGCGGGTAAAAGTAAAATCGACACACTGACCATAGAAGTACTTGAATGCGAAAAAATTAAACTTCTTAAAATAGCTGAAAGCATTACAAAAAATAGTGTAATAACAAAAAATAAATCTAATTAAAACTTGGTAAAATGGAAAATGTAAAAAATCATGAATGCAATACCGACGGAGATAATTTTTTCTTCAATGGAAACGGGGAGTACTTCAATGTGAAGGAAACAAAAGGAATGAGCCCAATGGAAAAAATGGCATGGATGCAGGAAAAGAACACAATGGGGGTATGCCATTCATGCTCAATCTGCGGCAGGTATATGACAATAGCAGTATACTAATTATGTGCTGGTTACAAAAATGCTTGCTTTGGTTCCTACTAGGAGCATGTGAAAAATGTGGAGGAAAAATGGTTAATGAGGATAAAGGTAATTACTCTTATTTTGCTGAAATTCCTCCGCATAAAGTATGTGAAAAATGTGGATTTATGGAAGAAGTTTAAAAAAAATTAGGAAATGGCGAATAAATTCATGGCTCTTAAAATGGCTAACTTATTTGAGATAGGAGACGATACGGTAATTCGTTTGGTCTTCCCTTTCAACCAGTACACCATTGATAATGTTAAGGCAATACCAGGAAGAAGGTATTCGGTTGAGCAAAAATATTGGACCGTCCCTCTACGAATAGAGAACTATTTTGAACTGAAGGAACTTCTTTTTTCCTTCGGTAGTGAATTGCAAAATTGGGCTGATAATGAGATCAGATCAAAAAAAGCCAAGTCTGTTAACCTTGACTTATCGGGGGTAAAAGGGACATTGTTGCCGTATCAAATTGAAGGGGTCAAAGCGATTGAAAATAATGAAGGAAGGTGTCTATTGGCAGATGAGATGGGACTAGGTAAAACAGTACAAGCTTTGGTATGGCTTCACACTCATCCCGAATTGCGTCCGGCACTCGTGGTTTGCCCTGCTAGTTTGAAATTAAATTGGGAGAAGGAAGCGTTAAAATGGATTAAGTGTAAGGATGTTCAGGTATTAGAAGGGAAGGAACTTGTTGCTTTGTCAAATGATATTATTATTATTAATTATGACATTATCGGAAATGATTCGAGACAATCTATCTCTAAAACAGGAGAACCCATGTTTAAGCCCAATGGTAAGCCTCGTATGGAAGAAATACCTAATTCTGGCTGGCAAGATGAATTGATTGCACATAACATCAAGGTAATAATTTTGGATGAATCACATTACATCAAAAACGAAAACACCAAAAGAGCTACAGGAGTAAGGTCAATTTGCAGAGGAGTAAAACATATATTAGCTCTTACTGGTACACCTATTGAAAATAGGCCTATTGAACTATATAATATTGTGGCTATGCTAAAGCCTACGTTATTTCCGAATAAATGGAACTACCAGCACCGATTTTGCGGAGCAAAGCACAACGGTTTTGGATGGGATTTTTCGGGGTCGAGCAATACGGAGGAACTTCATGAACTATTGACAAAATGGGTCATGATAAGGCGCATGAAAAGGGATGTTTTGCAAGATTTGCCGGATAAGATCTACTCATATATTCCGCTAAGAATTACTAACAGAGGAGAATATCGTAAGGCAGAGCAGGATTTTGTGGATTATTTACAAAATAAGGTATTAGGCACTTTGCAAAATAAGGTGGAGGAAAGTATGCAATTAGGTTTTCCTGAGATGCAGTTCACCGAAGCGTCTGTGGAAAATCTCAAACAAAGTATAGCGGACAAAACGAACCCATTAACAATAATAAGTGGATTAAAACAGTTAGCTGCACAAGGTAAAATAAACGGGATGTTAGAATGGGTAGAGGATTTTCTGGAATCTGGCGAAAAACTTGTCTTATTTTGTGAACATATATTTGTAGTGGACGCCGTAATGGAGAAGTTCAACAAGGTGGCTGTGAAGGTCATAGGAGGAATGTCTGCAAAAAATAAGGAACTGTCAGTAACACAGTTCCAAGAAAACAAAAAAATAAAACTATTTGTAGGCACTTCTGCGGCAGAAGTAGGTTACACTTTGACCGCTGCATCAAATGTAGGAATTATTGAATTCCCCTGGAAACCTGGGCAACTATCCCAACGGGTAGATAGGCTACATAGAATCGGACAAAAGAATGCTGTTAATGTGTATTATTTCATCGGGGTAAGAACTATTGATGCGAAAATTGCCGAATTACTTGATGGAAAACAGAAGGTGCTAGATGCGGTATTAGATGGAAAAGAGACCGAAACGGTTAATTTAATCACAGAACTCATAAAAAAATATAAAAATGGAAATATCTCTAACTAATAGATTACACTCATTTGAGAAAATGAATGGTGTGACCTTATATTCAAAAAAATATGGACACCATGATATGTATAAATGTGCAAAATGCGGAATCGAGGGGATACGTATAGGTTTGCATCCTTCTATTTTTTTACAACGCCTATACGATAGTGGTATAATCAGAGGTTGTAAGGATAGTGATAATTCATGGGTAGGGGTATTGATAGTAATTCGACAGTGCTCGGCTGCAGGTCCTAGAGTTGATAACTTAACCCCTGATTCAATCCATGTAACGGTCGCTCCTCCAGACAATGAATATACAGGAGACATTGGGGTCTGGGTAATGGGTACTACTGAACCTGTAAAAATATTATGGTCAGAATTTTCAAAATATATTATGAAACGAACAAAAAAAAGGATATGAAAAAAATGAAAAAAATTAAAATAATATTTATTTGGATAACATCAATCACAATTGTACTAATTGGTTGGATATCCATCTTATTTTACAGAGGATTAGCTGAATACTCTCCGTTTTTAACGGTGGTAAGTACATTTACAATAGGTCCTGCAATACTTTGGTATATTGAACTTTTAATTAATTTATTTACAGAGGATTAGCAATGGACATTGAATCATTATACAGAGATCATAACATTAGGTATCAATCCGAAGGTCATAAGCATTGCAGACCAGGATGGATAAATACAGTGTGTCCTTTCTGTACTGGAGAACACGCTGGACTGCATCTTGGATATGATCTTGTCGGCAATAAGTTTGTATGTTGGCGCTGTGGAGGACATTGGACAGACCTCACTATTTCCAAACTCCTGAACATAACAAAACAAGAGGCTAATACAATTATCAGGCAATACGGAGCTTTGACAAGGAAAGCACCTGAAATGAAGAGGAAAATACGTATACTATCCTTTAAATTACCTGCTAATACCTCTGCATTGCAAGCTAATCATACTAAATATCTTACCAATCGTATGTTTGATGTGGATAAGCTTGTACATGAATGGAAAATCCAAGGCACAGGAGTCTCAGCTAAATTAGACAATATCGAGTATAAGCATAGGATTGTAATTCCATTTTTCTGGAATGGAGTTATGGTATCATTTGATAGCAGAGATATTACCAACAAATCCCAGTACAAGTATATGGCTTGTCCAGAAGCAAGGGAATTAATCGGGCATAAGCAAATATTGTATGGTCGAAAGGATAAATGGGGTAAGACAGGAATATGTGTAGAAGGCCCGACGGATGTATGGCGTTTCGGATTCAATTCATTTGCCACGTCAGGAATAAAATACACCCCTGCGCAATTACGAATAATGGCTAAGACATTCACTAGGATTCCTGTTATATTCGACAATGATATAGGAAACCCTCAGGCAAAAATACAAGCCAACAAATTAGTAGCAGAGCTGAAATTTAGAGGAGTAGACGCCTTTAGAGTTGACATTGAAGGAGATCCTGGAGGAATGAAACAAACAGAAGCGGATTATTTAATCAAACAATTATTAAAATAATAACAGTATGTATAGTAATCGAACATGGTTAAATCCTATAGAATCGGACAGTACAGGTTCTATTGTATGTTACAGCGGAAAAGTTACATACAAAAGAAAACCAGTGAGTTCCACATTTATAGAAATATCGGATTGTCAAAATAAAGTAAGACTCCATCTATCATCAGATGACACTGTGGAGGATTTTATCCGCAAATTAAGTGTATTAAAAAAAGAGATTGGAAAATTTATAGAGTATTTAGACCAATAATATATGGAAAATGTGACTAAATGTAACAATGAGGACAGTACAGGGGATGGTGGACATTATTTTTTGGCGATAATAGATATGATAGAAATTATATCTAAGATTAATGAAAATTATGGTGTGCTTTCGTGCTCAATTTGTGGAAATGACTTAAAATGGTCTAAAGCAATTAATGGCCATATTAAAGGAAAATGTCTTACGGAAAATTGTGCATCCTGGATGATGTAACTCGAATTAAATTATTATTTGTAACTTTACGTTCTATTTAGAACGGTGTTTTAGTATTAATTTTAAATTTTTTGTATGAAACCAATTAAAACGTTGTTTGCTTTGTTTGCCTTGTTTTCTTGCATGTTTGTTGCAGGAAAAGCTTACGGATTATCAAGTACGGATATTTTTACAGGGAAGGAGGTGTCCGTTATGGAAAGCACTAACTCCGTACTGCCATTAAATACCTTTATTTGCAGTGAGTTTGCTTACTATTATTCATCTTTAGGCTTACATTTTTTGGTCGAATCAGGAAAAGACGTGTTTACGTTTCCTGAGGAAACCGATTGGGGCAATTATGTGCAGGGCATGACACATATACCTTATTTCAGGCAAAATAAGTTTCCTTCATATACACGGTCAGGACAAATTTGCCGAAAAATACCGACATTAGAAAATTTAGGTGGACTATCTTGCGGCGGACAAGGAGATAGATGTTAATAATATCACATTATAATACTTTGATTATCATATTATTAGGTATTATTTTCGATTTAATTTTTGGGGGTTAATTATTTTTTGTACTTTTACGTTACTCTACAAAATAATGCTAAATTGTGCCATAATATATCATTATTTTGTAGAGTAAATTGTTATTAGTTTTTAGTTGAATCAAAAGTCTTTGGGGAGTAGGTGAGGCACCACTGAAACCCAAGGGCTTTTTTATTTTAAAAATTTCATGATATGAATACAATAAAGGAGAAAAAAGAACTATTAAAAAACCATAATACAGGAAATGGAATCCACAAATAAATAGACGGTATATGAAAAATACAAATTATTTTGTTATTCAAGGATGGATGATAAATGAATTAAAACTAGGTGGAACGAATCTTATGATTTACGCCATAATTTATGGATTTTCACAGGATGAAAATTCCTCATATACTGGAAGTTTAGCATATTTAGCATCTTGGGTCAATGCAAGTAAACCTACTGTAATTAAGGCACTAAAGGAACTGGTAGACTTGGAGTTAATTTACAAACATACCGAAGTTAAAAATAAGATAATTTTCAACTCGTATAAGGTATTAACGGTAGTAAAGGAACTTTACGGGGGTAGTAAAGAACCTTTACAGGGGGGTAGTAAAGAACCTTTACTCAATAATAAACAATATATACATAAAGAAATAAATAATAAAAAAAATAAACAAAAAAAAACTGAAATCATTACAAAAATGGAAAGGACTAAACCTTCCAAAATAAAAGAATCCATATCCGCCAAATCAACATTACCGAACTTCTATTTCGATTACGGATTTTTCACAAATGATTTTTCCAAAATATGGTTTGATGAATTCCTTCCATTGAAAAAAAGGAAGAAAGCAGCGATTACTGAACGAGCATTGAATTCCCAATTGAAAAAAATAAGCAATTATAGCCAAAATAATTATGATACTGCCTTAGAAATCCTTGAAAATAGTGTTAATGCGGGTTGGTCAGATTTTTATCCATTAAAAAATAAAACCAATTACACTCCAACAAACAAATTAGGCTCCCGTTCTCAAACTTCCCATACCATTGACTATTCGAGCAAGGGGAAAAAAATACTTCATTTTTCTGAAATGTCATAAATTAATGATTATGAAAGAGTTCAAACATGCACCAATAGAAATTCAGGCTGAAAGGAATACTTTTTGGCAGGAAAATAAAAAACAGGAAATAATAAAATACTTCTCTCCAAGAGTAGCTAAGGTAATATCGGAGGTATACTCACCAAGTATGGAGTACCCTATCCCCAGTTGCTACATGTATGGTAAAACAAGGACAGGCAAAACAATTGCCGTGTATATTCGGTTATTAGAATGGTGCAGAATCCAATACATTAATAGAGGAATGATGAATTACAAGGTAACCTCTGTATTGCACCTGCTTGAAAGTCTTAGGAATAATTACAATAATCCTGAAATAAAGGAATTAATTGTCAGTGATGCGAAAAATGCAAGATTGCTGGTATTAGATGATTTTGGAGCGGAAAAGATTACCGAATGGGCGTTCATGATGCTGTATGACATTATTGACCACAGGTATAACAACCTATTGACCACGTTCTACACCTCCAATTTGTCATTGAATGAGCTGAGTGCCCAATTACAGGATGACAGAATCCCATCCAGAATAGCACAGGATTGCGGTGAAAACATTTTTGAGTTTACAAATAAACCATATATTTAATTCCGTTCGGTTTAAGCGATTATTTTTTGAAAACAATACATAGACATTGATTTTACATTTTATTAGCTCTCCAGCAAAATTTTACGTTGTTCCGTAAGGTTAAATTAATAACTTAAAGTAATTAGTATCATTATGAATGAAAATATAAATTGGACTAAACATAAAGAAGACCTTATAGAGAAGGGAAAATCCCTCAACCAAGTTGAACTAAACAAGGTAATTCTTACCTTAGATAATTATAGGAATGGCATCATACTGTCAGTAGACCTACCTAATCGGGAAGTCATATTATTATACATTGAAGGTTTAATGGAAATATACAAAACCTTAAAAACCACTAACAATTTCTAATCATTATAAAAATGATTGAACGTCAAATAATAATTGGACTAATTACGTCCACAGCGTACCTTAAGAGGATTAAGCCTTCTTGGAATCCTATGTTACTGGAATCCTTTACAGCTAGATTGTTAGCTGATTGGGCATTTTCCCATTTTAAAAAATATGGAAAGGCTCCTAATAAGGAGATTGAAGCTATTTTTTTCAAAAAAGCAAGGGAAGGATTCAGTATGGTCTTTACAAAGGAAATAGCAGAAGAGATAGAAGAGGACATCCTGCCGGACCTAAGTGATGAGAGTGTTCACACTGAATTTGATTTAGAATACATGGTATCTGAGACATTGGTTTATTTGCGCTCTAGGCAGATACTTATTTATGGTTCGCAGCTCACCAATATAATTGAAAACGGAAAAGGTGATATTGAGGAACGGATAAAACAAGCGGATAACATATCGAAGGAGTTCAAAATTGTCAATACAATAAAGGACACAAGTATAGACCTGAGCAAAAAAGAAAGTCGGACAAACATAAAAAAGGCTTTTTGTAGTGCAGGGGACTGCATCGTCCATTGGCCAAAACAATTAGGGCGATTTTGGAATGATAATTTTGTAGCAGGAGGATTCCTTTCTATTTTGGCTACTGAAAAACGGGGAAAGACATTTTGGTTATTAGAAATTGCCATTCGAGCTGCCAGGCAAGGCAGAAAAGTAGCTTTCTTCCAAGCTGGAGATATGAACGAAGCGGAACAATTGAAGCGGATAGGAGTATACCTTTGCAAGCGTTCCAACTTGGAAAAGTATTGTAGTACTCATTGGGAACCTGTGAGAGACTGCATATTGAATCAAATGGACGAATGCGGAAAATCTGAAAGGGAATGCGATTACGGCATATTCCAAGAATTGAAAGAGGATGAAATTCGTAAATTAGGAAGCAAGGAGTTAATAGAGGCTGCGGAATCAGTAGAAGACTACCTTCCATGCTACAATTGTAAGGATTATGACTTGAAAAAATTAGGAGCTCCTTATGTGAGAAAGGTGAGGAGCGTAGAACCATTAGAATGGAAAGACGTAGATAACGCTGTGGAGAGATTTTTCCGAAAATTCAAAAGGAGCTTCAAATTAGACACCTCAGCAAGCGGGACACTCTCAATAGATGCTGCTATTTCCAAAATGGATGCTTGGCAGGAGGAGGATGGATTTGTTGCGGATGTTGTGTTGTTTGACTATGCAGATTTGCTGGTACCTTCAATCAAAACAGAATTCAGGCACCAGCAAAACCAAATATGGAAAGACCTGCGGAAGCTTTCACAGACAAAAAGAGAAGGCATACTTCCATTAGTAATATCACCTACGCAGGCTGATGCTCCTGCCTATAAGGCATATAGACTAAGTTTAGCAAATTTTTCTGAGGATAAACGTAAATATGGGCATGTTACTGCTATGTGGGGACTTAATCAGGACCCATTAGGACGGGAAAAAGGAATAGGTCTAATGAGAATTAATGAACTAATTAAACGAGATGGAGATTTTTGCGAAACAAACGAAATAACTGTTTTACAGAATCTTAGGCAAGGACGACCATTTAAAGGAAGCTATTTTTAAAAAAATATTTAAAAATAAGTTTAAAAAAGTTTGGAAATTGGAAAATAAGCATTAACTTTACGGTATAATTGATTGAATAAAATTTATTATTAATAATTTAAAAACTTGCAAAATGGAACAAATAGTAAAGAATATACGAATTAATACTTTTACAGACGCAAAAAAGGCTTTAAAGGAATCTGCGAAAAGAAATAAACAAGGTATCCCTACTTGCATCGCAGTATGTTACATAAATAATGTAAAAACATATCATTTAGGGCCTCGTATTTTTTAACATGTAAAAACTTGCAAAATAACAATGGTAAGAACAAAACCCCGAAGAGGTCCTAACGACCCTGTAATATCCTCTATTAAAATAGGGAGAAAAATATATGAGGTAAAGAAAGGAGATTACATATTATACAATCAAAGCTGTTACCAATTTTATACTGGAGATAATAGGACCTTACGTTACAATAATCATACCTGCTATCGCTATATTATGCTACCATATTTGGCAATACAAGATATACCTCTGCATAAAATGAAAAAAATAATCGAGGAAAAGAACCTCACAAATTGGATATTGGAATACTATTTTTTCTAAATAATCACTAAAATAACTAAGTATGTACACGATAACAAAAGAATTTGAATTTTCAGCAAGTCATCAATTACTGTACCTAGCAGAAGGGCATCCTTGCAGCAGGCTTCATGGACATAATTATAGGATACGAATTGAGTGCAAAAATGCTGTTTTGAATAAAGCGGGGTTTGTACTTGATTACCATGAATTAGAAGGTATTAAGACTTGGTTGAATGAAATGATTGACCATGAACACTTAAATAACCTAATGGAAGAAAATCCTACCGCTGAGAATATAGCAACTATGATTTACCGGTATGTAAAGCACACATTGAAAATTTGGCAAATTTCTGCCGTAGAAGTGTCCGAAACTCCTAAAACAAATTGTCGATATGAGCCAGATTATAATACCAAGTTATAGCATTAATAATACAAATTTCGGAAACCCCGATAATTGTTTGCGAATTTCCGAGTTTTTTTGTGATACTATACAAGGAGAGGGGGTAAATATAGGAATGCCCGCTGCATTCCTTAGATTACAAGGATGCACACTAAATTGCAACTATTGCGATACAAAGGATATTTGGAAATTCGGCAGTGATTACTCCTTCACCTACTTATTTGAATTGATGGAAACGTATCATCTCATCCCCAAATTAAGACAGGGAGTCCACTTGGTTATTACAGGAGGCAGTCCTCTGTTACAACAAAAAAACCTTATTTTATTTTTCAATAAATTTTCTAATAAATATAAATTCACTCCATATATTGAAATAGAAAACGAATGTATAATAATTCCACATGAGGAATTAATTAATATGGTCTCGTGCTGGAATAATAGTCCTAAATTAAAATCAAGTGGTATGAAACCCCAAAATATAGTGGTGGAGTATATGCGGTATTTACACAATAGTTGGTTTAAATTTGTTGTATCCTCGCAAGAGGATTGGATTGAAATAGCGGAAAGTTATTTGAATACAGGGTTAATTAATAAAGAGCAGGTAATATTAATGCCTAAAGGTGCTAATTTAGCTGAATTAGAAAAAAATAGGCAGCTAACTGTGGAATTAGCTATTCAAAACGGAGTGCGGTACTGCACACGTGAACACGTGGTTTTGTGGGACTTAGCAACGGGGGTTTAATATTTTAAAAAAATATTTAAACTTTTTTTAAATTATTTTGTAGTATAGGTGTTCAACCGTTGGAAATTTGTTTTATCTTTACATTATAAATAAAAACAAAAATTTTAACAATTAAAAACTTGCAAAATGGAAAATTTAAAAAATGTCACCAAAAAACAAATATCCTTTTATTGTGATTTTATAAAATTAAATTGGCAAGAAATATACGAAACCGAAGAGTCATTTTATGTGGAATGTGTAAGTAATAAACATTGTCATATCGAGCACTTTACATCATGGGATAAAGATACCAATACTTACAGACTTTCAAAAAAAGATCTGAATACTCCAATAACTGGCAATTATTTTAAATAAAAAATCCCTGCATGTTTCCTGCAAGTTCATGCAGGGCTACCCCGCTGCCGTAAATGGAGCGGGGTTTTGGGAGTACAAAATTTTAGGTAATAAATAATAACTAATACGTAATAAAATGAAAGTAGCAGATTTGAAAAAAACCGCAAAAGAATTAAATGACATTCTTTTCGATGACAAAACCAAAATCAATGTGAATCAAAGCCAATCGAGCTTAGAAAACCTTGTTAAAGAAGCAGCAACCTTACTGGATGAGGGAGAAGAAGAGGAGCTCACCGCCATAGCTAGGAGAGTAATCGCAGAATTAAAAGAAAATAAGGAAGAGGTTGACGAGGAAGAGGTTGACGAGGAAGAGGTTGACGAGGAAGAGGTTGACGAGGAAGAGGTTGACGAGGAAGAGGTAATTGCGACTAAAAAAGTAACTAAGGTTCCTGTACCATCACCAGTTACCAAAATTAACAAAACTGAGCCTTTGCCAGAGGACAAAGAAGCAGATATGAGTTTTGATGACTTGACCTTGCAAGAACAAGTGCAAGCCACAGCTGATTTATTGGAACTTAAAAAACTTGTGAAGTCAGAGGAAACCTTCAAATACCTAAGACATTGCATAGGTATTCAAAAAGATGCAAAAAAATTAAAAACATCTATGTTATTAGCCATCAAGGCGGAGCAAGCTACACCGGTAAAGGCAGCATCTAAACCTGCACCTGTTAAAAAAGAAGTAGTAAAAAATACCGGTGATAAACCAGAAAGTTGTGAATCGGTTGCATCGAGATTAGTCGCAAGCAAAGCCACAGAAGCTGTTTGGCTCAGTACTTTTACCGCTATTTATAAGGCAAAAGGAAAAACGGACACTGCTTTCATCCAAAAAAGAATTGATATATACAAAGAGATTGCACTTAGAAAGGCCGGACTTTCAGTGGTAAAGCCCGCAAAAAAATAGTGTATTTAGAACCCTCATAATGAGGGTTTTCCATCTTAATAATACTTAGTATGAATAATAATTGTGTAATAAAAGATCAATCAGATCAAATCATGCAAACATTACTTTCCACCATATTACAATATATAGGAGACAATCCAAATAGAGAAGGTCTCCAAGATACACCAAAACGTGTAATAAAAAGTTGGAATGAGCTTTACTGTGGGTATTCACAATCCCCCGAAAGTATGCTAACCACATTTGCTGAGGATACCTCCGACCAAATAGTAGTTCTAAAGGACATTGAGCTATACTCCATGTGTGAACACCATATGTTACCATTCTTTGGAAAAGCCCATGTAGCATATTTACCTGATGGTAAAATAATCGGTATTTCAAAATTAGCTAGGTTAGTTGATATTTACGCCCGTAGGTTGCAGATACAGGAACGTATAGGTGACCAAGTTACCTCTGCATTGATGCAATACCTAAAGCCAAAAGGAGCTGCTTGCATAATTGAAGCCTCTCATATGTGTATGAGAATGAGAGGGGTTTCAAAACAACATTCAAAAATGATGACTTCAAGCATGAAAGGAGTATTCCTGACTGATACAAATTTGGAAAGTAAACTGTTAACCATGATCTCATTATGAAACGATATGTAATAGTTAATACCAGTTTTACCGCACAACATTCATGGCCAGAGTGTGAACTTGCTTCGGTATTATTTTTGCAGTATACACACAGGCATAATTTTTATGTTACCTTGAAAATAGCAATATCTCATAATAATAGAGATATTGAAATAATTAGGCTTAAAAATGCTGTGGATATATTTTTAGATTCCTATAGGAATACTGATATGGGTAGCAAATCTTGTGAAGACATTGCAGAGGAGCTACTAAGGACCTTTCATGCAAATTATGTTAGTGTATTAGAAGACAATGAAAACGGAGCTGAAATATATGAAAACTATTAGAACTATAAATATAATTGATCCCAGCTCATCCGAGTTTAACCGAGGGAGTTTTTGTTATGCAGCCTATCTGGCATACAATTATTTAACCCAGAGTAAATTTGAGTATGAGGTTAATCTATTCGAGACGTTTATTCCTGAGGATATGGATAAATTGCCGAATGTAGATATAAATTTAGTTTGCCTCTGGTCATATCCACAAATCGAAACATGCCAAATGTTGTATAATTTATTGCCCATGGCATTGGATGATAGCAACATTTATTTTATTGGGTATACTGAATTGATACTACATTTAGGTCTTCCTCATGCTAAACATGTGTTTTCCTTTGATTTTTTGAAAGACCGTAATTTTATTTTGGAATCCATAAAGGAATATCCTAAAAATTACCGTAATTTCAAAAGACTTCTATTATCAGATTGTGATATGCACTTGAAAAAATTAGAAGTAGGTAATAATTTAGTTTACCCATTGTTTACTTCCTATGGCTGTCCTAATGGGTGTAATTTTTGTCCTTCAACAACCAATTGTGGAATGACAAGATTTTCCTTATCCATATGTGAAACTTTAGACCTACTTAGTGAATGTATATCTTTAGGAATCAATAGGATTCATTTCACGGACGAGGATTTTTTCTACGATATTCATCGAGCGTACGGTATTTTAAACGGGGCTATTGAATTAATGGGAGGTTTTAATTTTATTGCCTTAGGTTCTGCCGAAGCTGTTTTACGGTATATATCTACCTACGGTACTGATAGTATTAGAGATAGTGGATTAAAGATTATTGAGATAGGTTTTGAAAGCGCCTCGGAAGAAATGTATGATTATTTAGGGGAAGGTAAATCATTAACAGCATGTGAAACCTTAGCACAAGGTCAATTAGCGTATCCATTTGATATATTCTGGTTAGTACAGACATTTTCAGTAGGGGAGACCATCGCATCATTGAATAAGACAGGTCTATTTATGCGGAAATATGGAAAAAATATAGACGAGGTTGTGGGTAGATTGCGAACCAATGGGACTAAAGGAGGACTTGGGCAGTATTTTCAAGCATATCATGGTACCGGAATATACAAACGTGCAATGAAACATGGCAAATCCTTGACAGATAGACCTATTAGATTATTTCCGAGTTATATTCCTAATTCTTTTTTGAATTCAGAACCGAAGGTAGTTTATCAGGAGCCGTACTGTCTACCGGCTTGGGAGTTCCAAATATGGTTAGATTTTTACCAAGTACCTACATCGGTTGTGAATTATCTTTTGGATACCATTAACGGAGAGCTTTCCGTTAGTGAACTATGTGAAGGTTATCCGAATTCGCATACAAAATTATATATCTGTTTAGCCATATTGGCTCGATTCCAAATAATCTCATAGGATATGAAAATATTAAATATACCAATAGAACCAATAGGGGAGCGGTATTCAGTACAGTGGGATAGATGGTTTACTGATTACTTAGAGAAGTCCGGACTTGATTATACTACCGTATACGGTAACGAAACCAGTGGCATAATACAAACAGGCAGCTTTCTGGATGTTATCGAAACCAATGAATATAAGACAACCCAATTACTTGGAATTATTCAAATCCTTAAAAATTGGAAATCAAAGGAAACATTAGTTCTATTTTTCCATGACTTATGGTTCCCTGGGTTACCTACAATAGCTTATATTAGAGATGGTTTGAAATTGAATATTAAGATCTGCGGTTGTTTGCATGCCGGTAGTTATGACCCACACGACTTTCTTACAAAAATGGGAATGGGGATTTGGGCTTCACACTCAGAAAATAGTTGGTGGAATATCGTAGACCTGGTTTTTTTGGCTACTAATTACCATGCGCAATTACTATGGAAAAATAGGATTATTCACTTTGATAAAATAAAGGTAACAGGATTCCCCATATTTCCGATTATACATAGCGC